GGTTCCCTTTTTGTTGAGTAAATGGGAAATTCACATTTATACAAGTCCCTGTATCTGTTTGGGTCGGGGTAGAGAAGATAGGGGCGTTAATCGGGGTTGGGGTGAAAAAGGTAATCTGTTTGTTAATCGGTGAACACACGCCGTCTTTCGATGAATATGATTGGACAATCACTTCTTTTGAGGTATCAAGTTTAGGGATTGTTAATACCCCGTCTTTACCAAGTTCAATCCACTTTGCATTATCGAGCGTTGCCATAACAGACGGATTAGCAGTAATTTCACCTTTCTCAAGCTGGAAGCGTTGGGTGTCGTTAATCACCGTACCAGCTGGGGCTTGAAGGAAGACATAAGCAGACTTATATGGTACATCTGCAGTAAAAGTAGTGGACATATTGTTCTGATAAATAGCCACATCTTTCGGGCCTGAGTCGCCTTGTAGCTTCAATATGACATTGTAGCCAACAGGTGGGTGGTCGATAGAAAAGGTATAGGTTCCTGGGTAAAGAATAGGGGTGAAATTAGATGCATTAGTAATATTTGCCCAACCAGTATTACCCATAACACCACTAAATGAGTAGGTTTTATCGCCGTTCCTTGAAGACGAGATACCGTTATTATTCCTGTTATTACCAGCTACATCGTAGACATTCTTATTATGTAGAGTAATCTTATATTTTGCGGTAGACAGAGTAATCTTATTCATGAGATTATCAAACGCAAATCCTGGGTGCGAGAGGTATGGGAAATAAACCCCAGTCTCTGTTTTATCAACAACAAAAGTTGTGCTCTTCTCCCAGCTAAGAATAGAAGCGAGCGTGTGATTGCCACCAGTATTTGAGTCGGCATTTAGCTTAAAATTGCCAGTTGCAGTTCGCTCTAAACGATACAATCCTGGGGCGAGGCTAATTTGTTGAATATTGAGAGTTGTCCAGCTTGTAGACATAGTACCATTACTCTTGATATAACCACCACTTTCCTTCGTGTGGGTCACACCAACTGAAGTGCTAGTATCATTAAAAGATAATGCTATTGGGGTCACAGGGTAAGAGTCTAAGAATTGTAATCCTTCAACCTTCTGTGGGGATTGTGGGCGAGGAGAAGTGAGAGAAGTTAAATACGGTGTGTATTCAGGCAGATTATTCTCGTTAAAAGTACCATAATAAAGACCAAAGTTACCGAATAAAGGAAGAGTGGCGGTATTATCATTTTGCCTACCACACATAATTGACATAGTATACCTGTCATATTTTGTAAAGTCAGCTGTGAAGTTATGGATTTTAGAGGTTTTATTGCCAATCACATCAGAACCGCTGCCGTCTTTCTTACGAGCAGAAATCTCAACATAGAACTTAGTATTTGGGTTGTTATATTGAGCAATTGTATATGCTCTGTTGTCCATTAAAATCCCTGTAATGTCTCGACCGACAAGTTGCACCCAGTCCCTATCTGGTGTACCAGAGAGCCTCAATACACCATCGATATTGGCTAAGGTCAGCCCATTTTTATTCACAGGCAGCCCAGAGAACTCATCGAACATATTTCTATACCCAGATAAAATCCCGTCACCAATAAATGGTTCATCAGTAATTTCTTCACCAAATGATAGTTTAGGGGTGAACGCCCCAAGGTCGATATTTGTACCAACAGTGTCACTAAGACTAATACGGGTAGTTCTAAACGGACGGTCAGCAGTAAAGGTCACTTTAGTCTGTCCAGCGTTTAAGTTGACATTAAGATACCCACCACCGACGACATAATTGCCTGCGACGGTCAGGGTGTGGTTCAACCCTCTATCGACAGAGAAGGTATATTTTCCAGCAGGGAATAAAGCGTTGTCGTAAAAAGCAGATATTGTAGTCCAACCAGCCGTCATTGTACCTTTAGCTTCTGTAATACGACCATTAGTATTAGTCTTTACCGAAATACCATTAGTGACATAGTTTTTATCGAATTTAACAAGATTTTTGCCTTCATATCTATTCTGAGACAGCTCACCAATCACAGGTTGTAAGTCAGTATATTCAGCTGCCCCTAAATCAGTAATCACAGGGTCTTTCATTTCGTAATAGGCAGTTACAGGCGTGCCTTTAGCTTTCTCAGCTTTTAGCCAGTTCTTGAAAGAAGCGACATCGGTGATGCCTAGGTTAAGAGCATCTGGAGCGGTGAACCAAAAGCCCATAGTGTTAGAATATTTTGGAAAATTGTTATAACCGCCATAAATAGCCACACCAGTCTTATTTTCTCTTGTTGCATAGACAGCATCTTCGTTAATCGCATTAAAATGCGAACAGATGATATTAGCTACAGAGTCTTGTTGAACAAAGATTTTCTCTTCAGTCGAATTTTTATACTTAAAACCGATAGTGCCGGCCTTAGTGATGTAATATTGGGTAATACTGTTTTCTTCACCAGTAAGTTCAAGCTTCCCTACCCTCTTCACGAGTTTTACTCGTCCACCTTCGACTTTCACCTCGTCATAGACATTATCAGTCAGTTTATATAATCCTTCGCCTTCTGGTAGGGCGACAGACTGTTCATGATAATCAACAATATTGTCATTAACCGCTGTGCCTTCACTAATCGTCAATTTGAAACGAGTGTTGTTAAAAGTATATGGGTGTCTGATTTTCTCACCACTAAATGAAAAATAGAGAGAGATGTTGTTTATGTCACCATCTGGAATATAGGCAGTATAAAGCTTGCCAGCAGGAATATAAAACTCTTTCGGGGTAAGGTTGCCGAGCGTAGGATTTTTATATGCAAGCCTACCACGAAGACCCACTAAAAACGGAGCATCTAGCAAAAAGGTATATTGTTTGCCTTTCTTCAGTTCAATTGGCGAGTCGGTAGTCAAGTTTTCACCCCAACCATTATTTGTTGTGCCACTAACAACGATACTGCCGTCTGGCTGTACATTAGCTTCAAACGAACCTTCCTTAGGCCGTTGAAGTGGAGCAAATAGACTTTTGCTTTTATAACCATATCTAGCGTAGTTTTTCACACTAGCATCAGGATTGGTCAATTTCACCGTAGCATGGACGGTCGTTTCATCAGGGTTAGCTTCTTGTGAGATTAGTTTAATGTCTGAAGCAACTGGACGAGTGGTGGTTGTAAAGGTCAGTTTCTGGTGGTCAGATTCTTTACCATCACCAAGAGAATAAGCCTCAACTTCAACAGAAGTATTAGGCATAAGGTTCGGGATTGTCAGTTCAGCAGTTTCAGTTGAAGCAAGCTTAAAATATTCACCGAACTGGCCATCAGAGGTTTTATATCTTACAAAGATAGATGAAGCTCTATAATCATTAAATCCAGTCTGTTTGGCACTCACCACCGCAGTTGAGGTTTCACAGTTAGAAGAAGACTGTTGTTTAAGTGACAACACAGGGGCTTTTGGTTTGCCAATCAGCGTGTTTCTAAATTGGGTACCAATCCACATTTCATCAACATAGATAGACGGCAGAGCATCGTTTTCATGGCCTTCAAAGAAGTTTTTATAGTAAATCGTACCTTTGCCAGCTTCCTCTCCTGGGGCAAGGGTAAAAGTACGCTCAGCGAGCTTAACCTTATTATTCTCATTTAGATAGGTGATGTTGGCGTTTGGTGAGCCGCTGGCAGTCCAAGCTAAAGTGCCGCCTTTATCTGGAAACGCTTTCATTACACGAGTGGCAGTACCTGGGAAGCCGATAATATTCCCACGAGAGACTTCTATTAAATAGGTTATGACCTTAACCGTAATTGAGTTATCAGCTTGATTGATGGTAGATGTCCACTCATCTCTCACCTTCACATAAACACGAGAAGAGTTGTTGTTATTTCCACTATCTGAGTCGGTGTAGTAATAAACACTAGACATTGATGAATTAAGCGGTGTTGGTGTCCAAGACTCTAGCCCAGCACCAGTAACGCCAACATACTCACCTCGATAGCCACCAGAGATAATCTGGGTCAGGTTTTTGATTTGTAGTCCTCTATACATATTCTTAGATTACCTTTCTACCAAGATATTAGTTGTTAATTTATTACAGTCATCATCATTTATCGGGGGGACTGCCTCGCTAGGGTGGATAACAGGGATGGTCTTAAATTCGCCACCTTTCCAATCAGTTAAATATCGGTCTGGCTGGTTCAAAATTGCACGATAATAATAGGTCGTATTTGGTTTTAATTTCGCATCAGGGAAATTGAAATAAGTTGTGCCATCAGCACTTCGTCTAGCCTTAGCGTATAAATTGATTGGGGCAGTAAAGTTACTATCACCTGCGATTTGCAAAAACACAGTATGTTCATCGTTATCATTAGATGGAATATTCCCCATAGTGAGTCTAAGTCCTGCGTTAGCTTGGTAGAGACAAATATCAGGGGTTTGGACAATTTTATTCAGGGTAGGTGGATTTAACCTACGAGGAAGAGTATTCTTGAAGTTCATGCCCATGAAAAACTCATCTACATATATAGACGGCGGTGGGGTGCCTTCATGACCAGCGACCACATTTCGGTAGTAAATCGAACCAGTAGACGACTCAGTTAATTGGCCTGGGGTGCCTTCAGGGTAGAGGTGCCAGACCTTTCGTCCGATAGATAAATTACCAGAGAAAATTGTAGTTACAGCATTAGTAGTTGTGCGTGGCCACTCATGTAGCCATGGGCCTACGGTGTTCTGTCTGACCATGATAGAGCGTGGCACAGGGCCTGCATAGCCTCGTCTATCGCCCCTCTCAATGCCTAGCAAATACGAGTCGACGGTGATTGTGTATGAATTATCAGGTTCCAATACCGATGTCCACTTATCTAAAATAGTGACAGTCACTCTCGTTGACCTGTGGTTAAGGCCATAATCAGAGTCACGATAGTGGTATGACGAAACAACTGAACCGTTAAGAGGCACATCAGTCCAATCAGCGTATTGACGGCTCGCCCCATATTCCTCACCGTGATAGCCACCAGAAATGATGTTGGTGTAAGCCTTAATGGCAAGCCCAGTACTCATTTTATTGGTCTTCCTCCGTGATTAAGACAATGGTTGTCTTGCCAGCAGTTGGGGGGACAGCCTTAGCCTCAGCTAGTGTTCTCTTCGTCATCATTAAATACTGATTCTCATCACCAGAAGACACAGCAACATTTAGCATCGACTTAATCGTATCAATATCTCTTTGAACATTGCCAAGGTTTGTATCTAAGACATTCCATGTAGCAACAGATTTAGTAGGGTCGAAGAAGAAGTAGATTTCTTTATCTTCATATGCACCTCTGTTAATATGCGTAATAGCAAAGTTCTCAGGGGTTTTGAGGGTTTCTCTTTTATTCCATTGATTATTAGTAAAAACATAAACCTCAGTTGGTGAGATTAAAGCAGTGTTGTTAGACGATGGTGGATTTGTTTTATTTTGTTCTTTCAAATCGTCTAAAGACTCAGCGTAAAAATCAAATGTCGTATGGTCTTTCCATAGGTGAAATGTGCCAAGTAAGACAGTCTGAATAGCCTCAGCTACCGCATCAGCAGTAGCGATATTAGAAGAGCCTTTGTTCACCGTAGTATCAAGACTTTTCCACAGAGGTAAATTATTTACCCCTTGTCCCCATAAGATTTGGTTAGCTTTACCTGTTTTTAGTCTTGTCACAAGAGCAGGGTCATAAGTACAGAGGTTACAAGCAATCGCTTGAGCGACACGGTAGATTCTTGAGAGCATTGAAGCAATGGTAGGGTTAGGGTCGCCATCTTGGCATTTTGAGTCCTCGTTCATGAAAATAGGCTTATTGCCATGTTCAATAGCGTCAAGCTCTTGTTTGATAAGTGGGAGCAGGTCAGAGTTGAAGGCTTCGCAGTTATTTTTATTGTCACCAACAGCAAGCCCCGTGTTGTTCTTCAGCGAGGTACACTCTTCGTTAGTGATAGGGGTGGCAGAGTCCTTCGGAGCTAGTGTTAGAGCCATAAAATATTGTTCCTTTCCTTTCTGCTTCAATTATAAAATATAGATGTCAAGACTATTTTTTATCTGCTATGATAAAGATATGAAATTCAATTATGATTGGAACTTAAAAGACGGCTACCCAGCAAAAGGTGCGGAGCATCATCATCATACTGTGATGTCAACCTTTGCTTGTGGTGGTGGGTCATCTATGGGTTATAAACTAGCAGGGTACGATGTCGTAGCTGCTAATGATATTGACCCACAAATGGCTCGTATTTATCAAGAAAATCATCACCCTAAACAGTTTTTCCTCTGTCCAGTAAAAGACTTGTTAAAAAGAGACGACCTACCAACAGTCGATGTCTTGGACGGCAGTCCACCATGTTTCGTAGCTGGTACACAGATATTAACAAAAGAAGGTTATAAGCCTATTGAAGATATACAGATTGGCGATTATGTTTGGACGCATAAGGGCAGATTTAGACGAGTATATGACACGATGAACAAACAGTCAGATGATGTCTATTCTGTTTATATTCAAGGGACACTACCTATACTAGTCACAGGCAATCACCCATTTTATACAAGAGAGATGTCTCAGCTTAAAAAACTAAGTGAACCACTCTGGAAAGAGGTGAACGACTTAGAAATCACAAAAGACTATGTCGGCATACCAATCAATAAGTACATCACGCTTCAACCGCACTATATTTGTATAAATAAATGTCTCTGGGTGCCTTTTAAGGGCAAAACAAAGGTAGAAGGTAGTTACACCGTTTATAACATCAGTGTAGAAGACGATGAGTCTTATACCGTCAGCAACATAGCTGTGCATAACTGTTCTACCTTTTCACTTGCAGGTTCTCGTGAAAAGGCATGGGGGGTAGAGAAGAAGTTCCGTGAGGGGCAAGCTAAACAAGAATTAGACAAACTATTCTTTGATTTTCTCGATGTAGCTGAGAAAATGCAGCCTAAGGTCGTCATTGCAGAAAATGTCGAAGGGATTATCAGAGGTAAAGCAGTTAAATATGTCAATGCTATCGTGGCTCGCTTCAAGAAGATGGGCTATAACATCGACATCTTCTTATGTGATGGTACGAACATGGGTCTGCCACAGATGCGAAGACGAGTGTTCTTTGTAGCGAATAGGCTAGGTAAACATCTCAAATTATCATTTAATGAGCCACCTATTACCTTCGGGCAGATAAGAAGAAGCTCTGGCACACCACTTCGCACGCTTCCTTACACCACAACACAAATCAACTATTGGCACGAGACCAAACCTGGCTGTCCAATGGGGGTATTTTTAGCAGGGGCGAAGAAGTTAGCTCTTGATAAGGTACCATTTACCGTTGCATCATCGTCGATGTTATACGACGCATTAGAGTGTCGTACGGTGTATAAAGAAGAGCTAGACGATATATCTAGCTTTCCACATGATTACAACTACCTAGACGCTTCACCTAACTATGTACAAGGTATGAGCGTCCCACCAGTTATGATGGCTCAGGTAGCGTATGAAGTGTATAAACAGTTGTTGTCTGAATAATTATAAAATCCTAAAAATCCCCCTGCAATTCACAGGGGGATTAACTGCTCGCTAAGCTCGCAAGCCGCTAAAACTTAGGACAACCAAAAACATCAAAACACTATAGACATCACCACCTTTCTCTATAAAACAACAAACAAACAAAAGCAAACAAACAAAACTAATAAACTTCACCCACCCTAAAAACAAAAGGTGGGACACAACAATTTTTTATCACCCCCTGTCTTCATTGTAGGCGAAGAGACACTAAATATAAGCTGTCGTCTTCTAGGTATAGAAAGTAATATCGTGTCTCCAGTAATGTTCGAATAGCTCGATGAGCTTTTCCGCCTGTTCCTTGTTTTTACCGTTTTCACAGTCAACAGAAACTTGTACGGTCGTGTTGTTTGTCAATACTGGAGTACCTTTCAGTATTTCAATACATTGAATTAGGTTCTGTCGCTGTAAGTCGTTATCAACCACAGCGACACAGACGATTTTTCGTGCTTGAACCATTTTGACTAGCCCCCCTTCGAATTTACATCAATTGTTTATTTTTTGGTCATGTAAGGTACAAGGTGAGTTGATAGCTCATCATTTATCAGCTCATCTCATCCTTACAATATCACACTATTTCAACAATTGTTTTATTTTTTCAGTGATATTCTCACCAGTTCTCTCGTTGATGATTGGTTGTTCATAACGAGTATCTTGAGCAAACCTACATAAAGCAGTTAAAATCGCTTCACTATCATTATCGATACCGAAATAATGACGGTGCAACTGGTCAGAAGCAATTAAACCAGTACCACTACCGACTAACAAGTCTAAGATATTACCACCCACCTCTAAATGGTTCTTAATGAAATAACCAACGAGTTTTAGTGGTTTAGTGGTCGAATTAGCGTCAATCTGTATCACAGACGGCTGCCTCTTATCGTTGTTCCATGATTTAAGTTTCTTCTCAGTAAACCCATACGCAATGTCTTGATGAACGATAGGATTATAGTCATCATCACCACTCTTACCAAAGACAATATTCTCATGTTGCCACCTGTAATCGTATTTACCACTGACTAACATATTGTTCATTACCCAGACTAAGTTCTGTTCACGGTACATCTTAGCGTCTTCTAGAGCGTTTAAGACCTCAAGCGTCACATCATTAGGGTATAAAACATAGAAGTTCCCACCTTTTTTACCATTTCTATTCAATATCTCTTTCGCAATACCGAACACTTCAGTCATGTAAGCACGATAGCTATCTCGTCTTTCACCTTTATTAAGAGGTCTCGCATCGGTAATCAGCAAATCAGCAGATACATCTCCACCCCCCATCAACTTTTCCATATCAACTGCATCGCTCGCATCACCATACATTACACGGTGTTCGAGCTTACCGACCTTAAAGACATCTTTGGGACGAATATTCTCTTTAATGAAGTCATCGAATTTCGTCGGATTATTATTATCAACACTACTAATATCATTGACATCCTGCTTAAAAGACGAGACAGTCGTGTCATTAAGCTCAAATGAGTCTTCCTCAGTAAACGAATTACCGTACGCAATGTCTAAGAACCTGTCCATGTCGATACCACTAGCTTCGACTAGCTGTTCAGACAATTCTTGCAGTTCATTTAAGGCAGTAGCTAATTTCTCTTCATCGTAAAACGAGTGCAGAGCAATCTCATTATCAGCAATATTCGCCGCCATAGCCCTCGCATCATCACCTTCTAAGTGTTTCAAGATAAAAGATGGTACGACCTTAATTCCCAATGATTTCAACGCTTCATATCGTCCATGCCCTGCGACGATTTTGTATTTGTTATCACTAGTCGGCACGACCTGAATAGGGTTATTAAAGCCCAACATTTTAATCGACTCAGCAATCTCTTTAATATTCTCTTCAGTATGTACACGAGGATTATTTGGGTCAGGGAATATATCATCAAGAGGTAATATCTTTAACTCTGCGTCTAAGCCTTCGATGTTGATGTTATTATTCGTATGCTCGCTAGAGCTCAATCTCGTTTCACTCGTATCTTTAGTTTTAGCTTTAGTCATATTATTTCTTTTTCCTTCTATAGTCTCTTACAATGTTCCACTCATCACGGTGTTTTTTAAGTGAGTTCTCAATGTCATCAACATTTTGGAACCAGATATTATTACCGACACTTATAATATCAACATTGTCAGATATATCATATATGCCTCTATAGCAGTCATAAACCGCCGTCCAGTTATCTCCACCGTCGATATATTCACCACCACTAGCATCAGTTAATAAGATATTGAGCGCTTTAAGATATTTTTGATGTTTCTTCGTGTCGCCTTCGGTTTTGTAATAATTCCCCCTATTCCACCTATTAGTATCTGTGCTAGCCCCTAGTTCGTACGCACTAAATACATCCCCCTCGTCACTAATAAACCAATATTTCCCACCGATTTCCGCTCGCCATTTCGTATAGATATCGTAATCAGGCATTTCTTCGAACCAGTCTTTTAAGATATCAGGGAATTTATCGAGAGTCATCTTTGTATAAGCAATTAACTCCTGCCCTTTTTTCACATCTTGTGCACCTTTAACATATTCAAGATGTCCTAAGATATTTATTCTAAACACATCGCCAGCCTTGAAGGTCGGAAGGTCACTTTTCAACTTATAATATTTAGTCGTTTCACTCATATTACTTACCTTTATTTACCTTTCTCCACCCAAGTTGTCTAATATATCTACGATTTTATCAAACAACGGGCCGTAGACAATCAACATAAGCACAGCATTAACCACAGGTTTTAGCCATGTAAACAGGTCAACACTGAATAACCCGTCAAGTAGAGGCGGTGTAATCGTCACCAGTCCATATAAATAGATAATAAAGAATACTGTTTTTAAGATGTGTTTAAGTACAAGCTTAGGGTCGGTAGGTTCTAGTTCTAGTGTTATTTTTCGTTTAGTAGTTTTTTTCATAGTAGATTATTCCTCTTCATTCTTTCATTTAATCATAGCAAACAAGCGTTAAACTCCCCCACCGAACCCCTTAAACAAGAATAGAATCCATCCACCAAGGATGACGAACAGAAGTTTCGCCCCCCAGAACGGGGTAGAGGTTATTGGGCGGATGACCCCGAAGAAGAGGACGGCTGCAAGCACCATACTCACAATCGTACCGATAATACTAACCAGTACATCGTCTTCAGGTTGAGGTTGAGTTTTAGATTTAGGCTTATATTTAGTATTTAGTGATTTATTAGTTGTTTTGTTCATAATACCTACATTATAGAGTAAAGGTACACCTTTTGTCAAGTAGGTTGATGTGATTTTTTTGTAAGAGGTTAAGGAAGTAGATTTTGTATTAGTTAGTATTGTTTGTTGTTGTTATTACATCATTATTAAAGGTGTACTGCTCACACACTCACATCATTATTAAAGGTACACCTTCTTATGTTTACCTCAATTCTCTGGGTGGGAAGTACCTGGCTTTTTTATATACAAGTGGGGTGTATTAGTATATAATTAAAATATAAATATCAGATATGTATAGATAGGAATATACAGGTATTTATAAATAGTAATTTAATAATAAGGAATAAAGATATGGATAACAGTTTTATTCAATCAATCAAAAATAAGGGCGGTTTCAAAACTCAATCGAATAACGGCGGTGGTCGTCAAAATGTTGCAATCGGATTATGGGAAGATTCCCAAGGTCGTCAAAAACATATCAAGACGAAAGCGTTAGGAATTGAGGACGGTCAAGGTTTTATCATTGACATAGTCAAAGATAAAATCCGTTTAATCACGTTTAGTGACGATGAAGTCAATGAATTAAAAAATAACGGCATTAGCGTGTTCAAGTCATGTAGCAAGGGTTTGAATTCAGACGGGTCAAAAAAATATCAGAGTTATGCGGTGATTGAGGGTATCGATAACAATACATGGGACGAGATGGTCAAAATCAACGGCGGGGTGAAGCGTTATAATAAAAATAGCGTAGAGGGTCAAAAAGTGTTGGCACATTATGAAGTCGTAGCATATCAAGCACAAGAAAAAGAGGAAGCAACGGCACAAGCATAACATAAAGTTATAAGAAAAATATCACATCAAAAATGGTGTGATATTTTTTATGTTTGTGATAGATGTGGAAAAGTGGTGGAATTGTGCAAAAGTGGTGGAATTGTGCAAAAGTGGTGGAATTGTGCAAAAGTGGTGGAATAACATTATATAGATATTATTTTTTTATGTAGTTATGTTATAGAGGTGGTAGTGTTATAGCGTCATATAAAGCGTTTTAAGAGGGTGCAAGCGTAAAGATGTATAACATTACATTTTTAAGAGTCGGGCGTGTTTAAGGGGGGTTATATTGAGAATTAGAGGATGTATATATTAAGCGTTATTTTATGAATTAAAATATAAGTATAGTTATAAGTATAGTACGGGATTTTTGTAAAATATCGATATAAACAGGGTTAAAATAGCGTCTTTAATATATTCTTTAATTTAAGTCTCTTCGGAGAGCCTTTTACTTAAATGGGGCTTTTTCTTGTTGCCAAAAAAATGAGAGATAAAAAGTCTCAAGTTCTCATTTAAGTTGGTGGGCAGTATGGGTCTCAAGTTCTGTACAGTAATGATGAGTAATGGGTCTCAAGTTCTGTGATGATGATTGAATATATGGGTCTCAAGTTCTGTGAGTAAAATCTATAAATATCATATAAATATAGGCTACAAACGAAAATTCACACCTTCTCAGGTGTTTGGCTACATTGTTTTTACGAATTAGAACCTCAAATATGTCTCAAATTATCATGTGTCTTCTTTAGCTTCAAGTTTGGCTTCAATTATCGCCCTAGTTTCTAGCTAATATCTGGCTCTTAAAGATAGAGTTCACTCCTGAGTACAATTAAAGGTATCGGCTTAATGATGTTCATCAGTCTGCAAGCTTCAATTACCTCTGTTATTTAAGCTTTATAGTGATAAGGTTATCGGCTTAACGGTTCGTCAGTCTGCAAGTCTTTTCAAGAGCTTTATAGAGGTGGGTTTCTATCTCTGATAGTTCGAATTGTTAAGGTTATCTTCATTATGACACACACGAAAGTTTTTGTAAATATCTTTTTACAAAAGTTTTTACAAAAGTTTTTGTATTTATCTATGTTTTTTCTACAACACTAACAGGGGTAGAAAGTTTTTCTATATATATCAAAATATGCTCATTTTTGAGCATATTACGACATTTTTTGCTGTTCTTGTCAATAGCATTTTAGCCATTTTTGAGCCCCATTTTTTGCCAAAAACAGCACTTTTGCTATTGATTTTTGTCTGTTTTATTTTCTAATATAATTTCTGCATTTTGTGCATTTTTAGTGTTGACACTTTTTTCTATGTCTGCTAAAATTAAATCAAGTCGGGAATTACGACTCGCATTATTAGAATTTACCTCTGTTCTCATCTGTTCGATGAAGACTTGCTTAGTAGCTTTGAAGATTTCTTTATTGATTTCCCAAAGCAAATTACGAGCTTCTTTATCACCAGAAAGTGATTTTAGGTATAAATTTATAACCTCAAGCTCATCAATTGTCAATTCTTTACTATAGGCCTTGACAAATGAGTCGATTTCTGCTCTAGTAAAACTTCCGAAGCACTGCACCAACCAGAACCGGCTGCGTGCTGTTTTTAGTTTCTTCCCCTGATAAAGTGTCCTTAGTGGCACTTCATGCTCAGTCTCAGCTAGCGTAGCTTTATACTTCTGTTCCATCTTAGCTTGTAATTCTTGTTCTTTCTCCTTAATATCAGTCATTACATCAAAGTTTGTGTAACTTTGAGTACTATCAGTGCGAGTTGTATATTCTTGAGTGTTCACTTGGTTCATCTCTTCTTTCATAACTAGCATTATAAACTAAACAATATCGTTATGTCTATCTATCGTTATCTATATCTCTATATGTGTGTTTGTCATATTGTTCATCTACACACGATATCCGTTCCTTGAGTGTTTACACGAGTACATACTTTTATATGTTTTTATATGTTTTTCTTTATGTATTTCTTACTTTGAGTACTTTAGTACGAGTTTTTGAGTGTTTTTTCTTTAAGCACTTTTAGTACAAGTTTATACGAGCTTTAAGTATCTTTTGAGAGTTTTTATATCATTCTTTTGTATCTTTTTGAAAATTGTCATGTAGTTTAATGATTGAATATATCATTTTAAGACATTTTAAGGTAGTTTAGAGACGAGTTTAGACAAAAGATGTATAAACTATCATGTTTATCGTTCTCGTTCGTCTAATGTGTGTTATATTGCGTTCTATTGAGCATTTATGTGAGTACTTCCTTTGAGTACGCTAGTACGAGTTCTTCTATTTAGTGTTTTTTATATGATTTTTTTGAATATTTTTTTACACACACAAAAAAAAAGAGAGGCGAGCACCTCTCTTTCTTAATTTATTTATCTATTTCTTCGTTCGATTTCGTTTTTTAATGACTCTTCAATTTTTTCAGTAAAATCTGATTTCGGTCGTAAAGAGCCTACTAAGTCTAATGTTTTTCTCTTTACCCCACCTAGTTTTTCATCTTTATAGTTTTCTTGATAGTACCACTTTGCTGCATTGTCATCTAGTTTATAAACTAAACAATCGTACCAAGTTAATTTCTTATTTGTTTTTAATAACCCTTTACCTGTTTTTTCATTACCGTCTTTTCTAAAACAGTAAGCCCAGTCTTCTATACTATCTAGTCCATCACCTACATTTAAGACCACATCACAGTTTAGTTCTACTGCTTTTTGATAGACCCTTAAGAAGTTATTTCCTCCGTTTGGCCGGTAAGTTTTTAAGACCTCTTCATAGTCTTTTAGCTTTTGTAGGTTATAGACTTTTCCGTCATGTAGACAGATATAACAATTCGAGATATCTCGTCCTAACGCTTTGATGATATCTACAGTCGCTTCTGTGACTTGTTTAATGGTAGTAGATGACATTGACCCTGAAGAGTCTAGTGCTAAGAGGATAGATGGATTGAAGCGAGCGTCGTTCTTTTTACCTTTCTTGAATAAACCACTGTCAGCTGAGCTTTTACGAGATGGTCGAGAATAGGTAGGTACTTTGCCTTTTGATAAATCTCCTTTTAAGACCGCACGCAGTTTTAAGAGTGATTTCTTTATCTTTGCCGTTTCGACTCTCTGATTATATTCATTTAGTAGAGTTTTCGCATCTTTCTCGCTATCATCCTCTACTTCATCTTCACTATAGTCATGCAAGAAGCCTGCAGATGTACCTTTCTTTTCTTCTTGTTTGAACAATCTATCTAGTGCTTCTTGTTGTGTAGCATTTAATTCTTTGCCAGTTTCACTCTCTTCACTTTGACTGCCTGACTTTGACTGTTGTTTTTGTCTATCACCTTGATTTTGTTTATTTTCTTCACTTTGATTGCCTGGCTGTTGTTTTTGTCTGTTGCCATTACCTTGATTTTCATTTTTCTCTCCTCCTTGTTGATTAATCTTATCTTTATAAACATTTTTAATTGCAATATAGATATTATCCAGAGTTTTTGCTGTAGCGATGTCTGGTACATCTTTAATGAATTTTTCTTCGGTTACGCCAAGTTCATAAACTAACGAAGTTTTATTGACATAGACCCCTCTATTCGCCTGTATCTCACAAGCAAGCATAAATGTTTTATCGTCTTTGCCTTTTGTCTTCTTATGAAATCTCTGTCTCAAGACCCCGTGATTATAGAGTGCATGGGTATATTCATGAGCAATAATAGTTAAAATCTCATCTGTTAGCCCACTACCTGATATTCCTACCATAGCCACTTTTTCAGCTCGGATTAACGCTCCTTCTATAACTGTTTTTGCGACTAATTTAGTAGATACTGCTACATAATCGCCTGTGAACATCGCTGGTGACTCTGCATTGATTAAAGCTGCCACATACGCTGGTGGCAGTTCATCGTCCACAAGTATAGGGTATTCTCGGATTAAGTAGTTATATGGTGAGTCAATACTCTTAAAATATAAATCTATTACCCCACGAATTCTGTCTTTGCACCAGTTATCAACCTTTTTTACTGCTTCGGCCAATTCTTCTTCAGTAGCATTTTTGGTGATATAAAATGCATTAAACTCATAAGCCATTTATCATTATCTCCTTTCTTATTTAGATAAAACCTTGTTAACATCTTCCATGGTTGCTAGCTTAGTTTTAGTCTCAGTTTTAGTTTTAGTTTTAGGTTTTGTCTCTACTTGTTTATCTGTCTCTTGGCCTTGCCAGTCTTTGATTTTACAGACGAACCAGTAGTTATCAGTATTTTTCCAGTCTGAGACCCAGAACTTTAATTGTTCAAGAACAGCAGTCCGTGCTATTTCTGGGGTAAAACCTTTACGCAGTAATTTAAGATATTCCATATGTGATTTGTTAATCTTTTGTAATAGTCTTTTATACCCTCTTCTTGTATTACCTGTAGCTATATTTCTGCCAGTGCTCGTATGATAAATAGTGAGCCCTACCTTTTCTAAGTTAGTGATTGCGGCTAAGAGTAGTACCCACATCTGAATATCTTTTATTTGATAACAAGTAAAGCCTACCTCTGAGAGGGTATTATATCTAGTTGCTGTGATTGAGTCCTTAGTAATGTTTAGAGGCATCAGCCCGCCCTCAATCTGTGTTAATGAATATAATTCTTCGAGGTATAGCTCAACCTGAGTTTTAACAAAAGTCTTTTCCGAAATACACTCCTCATGTAAAGAATAAGGTATATGCTCGTTATAGCTCCTTTCTAAAAGTAGTGTAGTGAGAGTTTTATTTGCTAAGATAGCTTTCTTTTTCTCGTCATCAAACTTTGAGAAGTATAAACATAGAGGAATTGCTGAAGCATTTGCAAACATTATACGCCCAAGCCCGCTTTGTATTGGACAATCGTCATTATATATAGCAAAGACTCCATCCCCGTTCATCTTCATGGTATATTCGAATTTCTGAGTCAATAATTCTTCTCCGAACATTGCTCTCAGCCTACGACCAATCAGTGTGTCTTTATATAAGATTTTTTCTTTCACATATTTGCCAGAACGACGCTTTTTCTTCTGTCTATCGTTAGGACAAAACATTTTCGAGGATGAGTCTTTAATAAAACGCCCATCAGAACAAATATCATAATAATATTTATTATTCTCAACTACCTCCATCACTTGTTTAATTAACTCTGTTGGGACTCCTGCTACGACGAGCTCAAGTCCCAGATTGTTATTCGCTTTTCCTTTTGTAGCATACATTACTTCGTTCATCTTATCGTAAAAGTCTTTTGGTACATTGTCGGTATGAATAGTTATATCGGTTCCATCTTTCCAGTAGCACCTTCCAGAAGGTTTGATTATAGGGTTATTAAATTTCATTATTCTCAGTCTCCATAAAGTTATTAAATACTATTCTAGCGATATCAATATCACAAGTTATCTCAATACATCGTTTGATATATTCTTCAAGCGTCATTGTCGTCTTTGTCATACGCACAATATCGTTTTCATCGAGATTGAGCTTTTCTTTTGCTAGTCGTTCGACAATTTTAGCAGCCTCATCTGCGACCCTTGGGGTATTGAATACATAAGTAAAACTGCTAATCCTTCTTGTATTTTTCTTCCTCTCTATCTGCTAAGATTTTGATAATATTTGCTACAGCATTAAACCCTTGTGGGCCCTTAGTTAAAAGCTGTTGCTTTAACTCAATGAGGTCACCAGTGCTCATCTGTACCAAGTCTTCGTATGTAGGTAGAACTACGCCTTTTTTCACTTTCTGTTTTCGTTTTTCTTCTTTTTGTGCTTCAGACTCTTCTTCGTCAAAATATTGATATGTTTTCCCGAAGAAAGCTTGAGATAGTTTCTGTGAAACTTGCTTACGGTTTTTTACAAATCCCATTGCTCTGAAGAAATTCGACATTGAGCGTGGGTTAATCTCATGATAACTTCCAGCTTCAAACCCGTGCCAATCTTGTTCAACGACCTGAGATAGATAAGACTCAAACTGTTTAGTGGTGAGAGGTTTTTCTTCTTCTAATAGTTCAACAATGATATTGTCTTTTTCGTTAATCTCACCAGTGATATATTTTCGATATGACTCAATAGTAGACTCAATCTCGACAGTAATAAATCTTGAAGCCATTGGACGAATAAGTTCTTCACCCTCATTCTGTGAACATGGGTTCATGGCTGCGACCATCACTAAGTGCTTTGGCAGTGGTTCTTTCTGGGTTGGGATTTTACGCTCAGTTAAGATTGAAAGAAAAGTCTTCAAAACTTGTGGGTCTGCAGTATTAAACTCATCTATAAATAAGATTTGGTAATCTTCGTCAGAATTATGTTCTTCAGCCCAGTTTAAGATATTTACAAACCACTCTGGCCTTGTATAATCTTGCATCTTAGTCTCTTTGTTATCTCGTGGAATACCGTTTGCTGTTTCCTCGTATGTACTTGAGCCAGTCAACATCGTGACTTTACAATGGTCATTTTCTAACGACCCGACAATTTGGCTTTTCCCAACTCCTGGGTTTCCTACGATTAAAAGATTGTTCTGTGACTTTTTACAAAGCTCAATTAAGTTTGGAACTTGGTCAATATTGATTTTTAGCATCTTATGCTTTTCCTTTCGTTATGTAAAAAATGAGGTAGTTTCTCGTACCTCAGTTATTTTATTTATTATTTATTATTAAAACTCAGCCCCAGCCATACAGTTGCCATTAAGCTCAAACTCAGATAGTGCCATGATATAGAACTTTAACTCATTAAAAAGATTAGCTATGCTCTCATCCCCCATTTTATATAGAGTTGCAAGTTGTGGAATAGCGCCGTCTACCCAGCCTAAGAAGTAATCTTCTATATTATCGCTTTCTATATTCCGTGACCATGTATATATTCTTTGGTTTGATTTTACATCTAAGACATCGTATACACTATCAAGATGTGCTTTCACCTCATCTTTATTTTTCAATTTCAAACCCGATAAATCTAGATGCTGGTGGAATATCTTTATTTAGTTTTATAGTTAAAGCTTTAAGGCATTTATCAAGGCTTTTCTTTTTGAGTGTTCCCCAAAACCCTGAGTCAAAATTATAATAACAAACATGGTTATCGTCTAAAGTGTCAAACATTTTCTTTTTCTTCTTTCATTATTATTCAATATGTTTTGTTTTAAGTGTTTATTTTATATGTATAGATAGGATTTTTGTTATAGTTATAGATATGAATTAAATATGATAATCAGCTTAAATATATTTCCTTTCTTTTATTATTAGTATTATTCCGAATTTTTAATCTTCAATAGTTTCTCTAAGATATTATCGTTTTTATAATCTACGGACTATCGTCTCAGGGTTTTATATGTCGATATCGATATGCATATTTTATTATCTTATGGCTATAACTCAGCCCGTATTTCCCAGATACGATATGTACCACATATAAACTTTTAACCTAAACTTAATTTACAGACCTTCACGATGTGTCTCAAAATTGCGAAAATTGCATATATAATATATACAGTAATTTTTAGCATTTTTTTAAGAGGTGCGACGATGTCGTCAATTCATCGAAAAAGTCAATACAATGATAACAAGTCTCAATAACCCAAGTCAACATCTTTTAGAAACAAAATTGAAAACTGTTTTGTAGCGTCTTTTTCTCAAGAAGTCCGCTATCTGGGTGTACTTTTTAGTATTCTTTATCGTCTTTTTTGTCTTTTTAGCGTCTCATGTCGATTTTTGCCGACTTTTCGTCCTTTAATTTAATAAAAGTCGTCTTTTAATCTAAGGAAGCAATTTTTTCCCACTTTAATTTAATTAGGGCCTATTCACTTGCCAAAAAATACCGAGAAGACGGATGAGAGGTAATAATAGCTCTTTATGTTTTATATCTTTATACATATATACAGCTAGGTGGGGCGATGGGATGATAAAAAACATTGTCTATTGTATCTACATCTCTATATAAACCAGTATTTTTGTATGAGTGTGAGTATTGCAACTAAACACCTTGCCCTGTATAGCGAGATTTGGCAAAAATACATCATACAGGGAAGGGGCATAGACCAGAGGAGCGAGAAAAGAGTACATTTATTCGCTTAATAGTGATGTTTGTTCGCTTATTCTGATTGTCTTAGTAGTTATTTTGCGTTCGCTTATTCTGGTTGTTGTTCGTTAGATGTAGTAGAGGGGGCCATATAAGACAGCAATCAAGATGAGTTTAGTTATGTATATAGGGTGTGGCAACATCCTAGATAATCGGTGAAGACTATCTATAGACCATACAAAAAGAACCATCCCTATATTCGAGTATGGTTCTTCTATATCGTGCGTATGCGAAAGTTTTTGAAAATGTTATTTTACATACGCACGCACGAAAGTTTTTGAAATTACTATTGTAGAAGTTTTTCTCTTAAATTTTCCTGAAGTTTTTCATCTGGTAAGACCGTGTAAGTTTTTGCTGTTGGGGTAGTGCCAGTTGCGTCAGGATTGTAAAGAATAAGGTAGCACATTGGAGCTTCTGAGATAAGTAATTCCATTTGGATTTGAGCTCTTGCGACAAGCGGAACATTATCATAGCCTTTGCAAGCGTTTGCGTGTTTCCCTACATAGACCCTTGTGACAAGGTCGCCAAATTCGTTATATGCTATTCCAAGGATTTTGTCACCTTTGCGGAGAGTTTTTATAACCGAGGCTGGGTCGCCTTTTCTCTCAACTACATCGTTGTATGATTTGATTTCCACAATCGCAAGATAGTCTTCAGTTGGTTCGCCAATTCTACATACAAGACCGTCTGGTGAATAACCAGCGTCTTGGTACTCAGAGTTTGTTAAGATGCCTGCCTCACGGAGTTCAAGACCTTGTTTTTTCAAATCTTCATTGAGTGCATTTCTGACTTCTTCTTCAAGTACATGACCTCGTTCTGCGTAAAAGTTTCCGTTAGGGGTAATGCGAGTTGCTGCATCTTTATTTGCGAGCATACAAGCCTGTTTGCCTTTTTCAAGTAGTAGTAATGCGTTTGAGCAAGTGACTAGACCAAGTCTTGCATCTAGCCACTCTTGTGAACCTTGTTGGTAATTATGTATTGTTATTCTTTTGTTTGCCATTTTTTTACATATTTCTTCATCGCTTCAACTAGACCAGCTTTTTCCTCATCAGTCCAGAAGTGGTCGAGGCTATTGTGAAATTCTTGGACGAGGCGATAATTGCCTTCCAACATTTTATCGTAGTCACCACGAGCGTACCCTTTGTAATAGTTACCTACCATGGCTGCTATGCTACGGACGACGGCACAAGCTTCCTCTTGGTCTAAGAAACAATCAGCTGCGAATACTGTGCCATTTTCGTTCAACTTGGCATAAATAGCGCTAGTAAATGGTTCGTTGATATTATCGAAAACATTTTTCCTAAAGACCTCTTCCCTAGTCATATCAGACTCTGTTGGGTCAAATTGGTATAGTCGATTAAAATTGTTTTTATCGTCCTTGAACCCCTCAGTGACATATTCAGTAGAGCGTTTCATATCGTCATTAAGAGAGACATTTGTCACCTTACGCATTTTAAGCGGTTGTCCGCCCGAAGTACCAGCTGACCTTTCGTTGATTTCATCATCGCTTTTATTATGAAAATTTTTCATTGTTAATATACACCTAAATAAATCGTTAATAGTAATCTTAGTTATGCTTCTTGATATAAGAATAAATCTACTAATTCAAGTTCAGCCTCACGATTACGACCGATAATGTCCACGATTGAGTCATGTAGTTTTTCTGCGATTTTCTCGTAAGCTTCTTCTGGCACACCTTGAACTTCAGCATTTTTAGCTAAGGCTAAGTATTTGAGTAGGTCATTTTCTGCTTCTATCTTGCCAAGAGCTTTATGGATTTTATTCTTAATTTCTTTATCATCATATAAATCTTCAACGGTAGTGCGAATAAGCTCTTTGGTAAAATCAGTTATAAGCTTAACATAAATATCGACAAACCATTGGTCAATATTCTTACCCTGTTTTTCAACTCGCTTATTAAGACCAAGCTTTAGTGCAAAAGTACGAGCAAGGAGTGTAGCAAGGCTCTCGAAGTTAGAAATGTCCAACATTTTATTAGGAGAGACGACCTCAATATCAGCATAGTCATCGCTATCGGCATTACCGTTTAATGCGAACATTAAAAAGTCATCAGCTTCACTTTTACCTAATGCTATACGGATTTTTTCACAACTTTTTGCCACAAAATCCTTATGATTAGAACCGGCAAAAGGTTCTTTGTCGTATGCTGCAGTTTTAGTGTGATAACCTGGGCCGTCGGCCTTCATCTTTGGATTAGATTTCTTGTCGTGTTGTTTTTTGTCAAACATGGTTGTTGTGTCCTTTTAAGTTATTAGTCTAATCCTCTTCAGGGTAATCTTCCCATCCAAGGTCTTTGTTAATTCTTTTTAATAGCTGAATATGGTTTGCACCAGTCTTTTCAACATGATGTACCCCAGCTTCCCAATATTGTTCATAATCATTATCGAATAGCCACTTTGAGCGACCTACGACTCTTGGATTAGTGATATCAGCATAGATTGAGAAGTCTTTGTTTCTGATAATAAAGTGGTCTTTACCATCAAGAGAGAATAGTGAGCGAGAGATTTTTACCTCTATTACCTTATCTATTCTGGTTTTGTAGAGTTTGCGTTTAGGAGCTTTCTTTTTCTTCTTTACCTCTTTCATAATAGTATTAGTGTCTACTCTTAAGCAGAAAAAGTCAAAACCTTTCCTTTATGAGATTTCCTCAACAGGTGTAGCTTGGAAGCCACAAGCCCTTGCTAAATAACCATATCTATTACGTAATGCACGAGAGATAGCTCTTGTTTGTGCCATACCATAGACAGCGAACTCAGGTTTATCAGATAACCATGGTTCATCAGACCTTGCTTGCATAACACCATCAGCAACGACATTGTCATTTTCATCAGTTATGATACATTGAGCGGTGACTATCAATGCACCTTTTTCATTACGAGTATCTACACACTCACAACGAGCAGTTAGATTTTTAAGCACCATGATATATTGCCAAGCTTCAGCAAGTAGGTAGGCTTTATTATCTTTTTTGATTGCAAGCCCAGCACCATCTACAAAAGCTTTTAGTTTAGAGACATCATCATCTACACATTTTGATTGGGTAGAATTAGTCGATACAGAGATTGTAGCGGTTGGGGTATTCTGTGCCTTTACAGGTACCCTACGAGTAGGGCGTTTGCTGTTGACAGAAGCGACGGCTGTTTCCATTGCTTTATCAATTTCAGTAATTTCAGTAATTTCATTTTTCATGTTTTTTATAATTTATAAACCTTTCTTCACAGTCCAATTAAAGCGTGAGTATGATTTATCGATAAAACCTTTTGGCAGTGAGCCATATAGACGAAGATAATCTTCAGCTTTCTTCTCGTTGGCTACTTCCATGGTTTTAGTTTCTTTGAAATCAGCTGGTACTTCTTCAATAGACCCAACTGCGATTTTGGTAATTCGAGAGACGCTAACTCGGACATTTCCGACTTCATGCACATCGTAGTCTTTTTCTTCATCAAGGTAGCTTTTTAATCCAGCCTTGAGCTTTTCGACCTCCTTTTGTGCGTTAGAGATTTTATCTAACTCAGCAAAAACAGCAGGATTAGCCTCTTTAAGAGCGTCCAACCGTTTTGCCAAGGATTTTTCAGTATCAGCGATAGAAGCTATCGTCGCCGACAAATCCATAGACATTTTGTCTTTCCTTTTCTCCTGACTTACCCAATTCTTATGATATTGTGTTTTTGGTGCAGGTATGGGCCTGTGGGTAAATGAAATAACCAATGCCTCATTAACGCCTAATGACACGGCTAGAGGGGTAAAATCCAATAAATAGGGGAAGCTATTTATAGTTAAAATGCGGAGAACCACAGGCTCATATCTGAACCAAAGATATTATTTTGTTAAGGGGCAAGCTTGGACGGGGAAGAGACACCGTATCGAAAGTGAACTATCACCAGCATCTCTTCCCCTAGAACATTATTCTAAATACTACATAAGTGTTTTCCAGATGTATTGTATAGATAGGATTATATTTATTTATATATATAAGTAGAGATTATATACAGAAATAGAAAAAGTGAAAAACATATGAAGGTCGAAGGTCATATTTTCAAGTAGTATTTGTTAATGTTCGTATTTTCATTATATTAAAAGGTACACCTTTTGTCAATAGTTTTTCATCATTTTAATGAAGATTTTTTGTTCACAGAGAACGGATGCAAGTTATTTGTGTTCCCTGAACCAACCGTTGTAAACTCACCAAGTACTAAGTCGTCAACCACGCCAACAATCCCTCGGCTACGGTATTTAGTGTCTTTAGATAGATGTCTTAAGCGATTGTAAGCTTTAGGGCTGACCTTAATATGTCGATGTAATGTCTTCCTCTTTTCTGTATTCTGGGGGGTATTAGAGTTTTGTTTTTTCATATCAGATACAATTCTATCACGAAAGGTTCACCTTTGCAACCTAGGAGATTTTGTCTAAGATTTTAGTTGTTTTGCCTGGCTTATAAACAATCACATCTTTGGTGTATTTATACCCATGGTCAGTAGTGCTTTCAACTGGGACAATCTTAATATCTTCTACATGACCGAAGCGGTCAACATTGCCAGCTAGGTCTAAGATATATGCTAGTTTATCAGGATTATCAGGGTCAACACGGAGAGCTCTTCCGATGAATTGCATATAAAGAGCAAGGCTTTTTGTCGGGCGACACAGCACAACGCAGTCAACACTAGGGACATCAACACCACGGCCTACCATACCGACATTGACGAGGAATTGGAACCTTCCCTCTCTAAACATTTGCATCTTTATTTCACGAGACGACTTTGTATCGTTGTCAGAGTCCATACACTCAGCTACCCCACCCAGTTTTTCAATCACTCTTTGTAAGCGGTAATTCATATCAACATTAGGCGAGAAGATAATTGTTTTCAAATTATTGTCCATGCACCACTTCACAGCCTGTGTAAAACGAGAAGTATTTTCTTCAATATCGACCCACTTCATCATGTTAGTCGTGTCAAAATCCATACGGCCTGGCACATCACGCACAAATGACCAGTCCGTTTCAGCGACATGGTATTGAGTTTTAGAGAGGAACCCTCTCTCTTGTAAATAGTCAATATTACAACGATAAATAATCTTATTCCAGACCCATGCACCAAGTCTAGTTTTTTCGCCGTCACGGCAATGAATACGAGTGATTGGACGACAGAAGATTTTAGGGTCTTCAAAGCGTTTTGCGAATACGACATTTCTAAACGGAGTGGCAGTTAAGCCTACAATACGGCAGTCAGCAGGCAGAGCGTTTAAGAACTTCATATATTGCGAGTCAGCCCTGTCGCTTGTCACGCAATCACACTCATCTATAATCACTAATTGAATATGTTGGCAATGTTCGACCCACTTAGCAATTGTGCCAATCGTTGCAAAAGTGACATGAGAATTGATTGACCAGCCACCAGCACTAGCAGAACAAATAGAAACTCGTTCCTGGGGAAAGCCTGTTTTTAATAACTTTTCATAATTTTGTTCAAGGATTTCTTTTGATGGTTGAAGAATTAAAACAGAGGTGTTCGCCCTCTTAATAATCTCAGAAACCACCACGCTTTTCCCAGCACCAGTACTAAGGCTCAAAACACACGGGCGTTTTGCTTTTTCCCAATATTTGAAAAGAGTATCAACACACTCTTCTTGATAATCTCTTAATTTTAATTCTGGCATTTATTTTTCTCCATTTTCCAGTTCCACCGTTTATTATTGTTCTTATCTTTAATATTTCTTCGTTGGCTATTCTGGTGTTTTTTATTAACAGAAGTGAGATGCCACGCCCCACAATGTTTGCAAGAATAAACCGAACAAGTTTGGTAGCCTAATACTTTACGCTCGTAAGTAAGCCTTTTCATGGCTGAACTCTTTGTTGCGTACATCATCTTTTTATGTACAGGACAAATACTCATAACAATATATAAAAATCACTCTCCTCTTAATAATTCATAGCCTGGGGCTTTTTCAACAAAGATTTTCTCTTTGTTGTGTTTAACATATTTAATCTTTTCCTCAACAATCGCCAATTTTTGCATTATATCGACTTTTATTCTTCTTCTCTCTGTGATATTGCCAAGGATGCTAGCCCCAATATAGTTAATACCATCGGCAATGCCGGTATTATAAAAATTATGACCGTGACTAATCACATCGCAACAGACAGAAGCATAAATATTGTCAATCCCCCCATGACTAGCTATATAAGTTTGAAGAGCATCAGAAACCGCAGCCAACTCTTTAGCAAGTTTTGACCCGATAGCTTCTAATTCCTTCAAATAGTCGTCATAAGCTTTCTCACTCATGGGGGGGTAATTTCTCATTTCTTTTCATGTTTACGAGATGAATATGCCATTTTGTAAAGAGCGTCAATCTGCCCTTTAATATTAAGCACGCTCTGATAAGCTTTATCTCTTTGTTTTTTTAAGTCATAATATCTTGCTATTATGGTATGAGTCTCTTTATCTAGCCCACCAATGGTACTGGCAAAGACCTCTCTATTGTCGTCGATGAGGTCATCTATCTCTGTCCCTAATGCAGTATATGTAATTTCATTACATCTTAAATTAAATTCAAGTTTTTCGATAGTTTCTGAAAAATCATCGTACATAGAGAGGTCTCTTTTATCTTTTATTTAGTATCTTATTTATTATTATTAAAATGGCACATCAGATAAATCTAATGGTTTATCAACATCTTCTGGGATGACCTCAGCATCGCCATCTTGAGCAACAGCTTTATCGTAATCTTCATCAGAAGTTTCATCGGTAATCGTCATTTGACTATTTTTCGCCATATTTTTATCACGAAGTGCATTGCCATATTCAGAGATGGTCGTTGCGTATGGGGTCAAACCTTCAATAGTTGCCTCATCGTAAGCTTCACCTTGGGTGAATACAGGGGCTGCATAGTGTACAGAGCCATTGACCTTGTATTCAACGCCACTAATGATAAGTGGGCGGTTGTAGAACGAAGCACCAGCTTTTCGCCTAATATCAGATAAGGCACGAGATGCAGAGCCAGAAGCCTCAAAACGGACAATCACACGCTCGCCATTAAGTTCAGTTAGAGCATATAAGTTAGTGCGGACTTTGCCGTTGTGGGCTTTCACAGTAGTTTTAATATCTTCCCACAGACCACGAGCAACGATAGCCCCTCGTTCATCACCAACACCACGCTCATAAACAGTGATAGGTTCATCCCATGAAGCAAATTCAGACGAGTTTAAGAAGGTATTAGCAGATTTATTTGCCGCATCGAATACACCACCATAGATAGACATAGCTTCACCTAGTGGGTATAAGACGAGAGGCATAGCGAGTTTCACAGTTTCGTAATCATTGTCTTTATCGTCGTAATAGACAAATCCGCCTTCATATTCAATTTTTCCAGTTTCTTTATCTTTGAAGATTTCAGTTTTGCCACTCCACCTCAAAAACCTCTCGGCAGGGTTAGACAGGCTGGAACCTGGGTTTAACATTGTACGCATAATTGACTTTTCCTTTCGTTGACTTTTTGCGTTATTTGATAGTGATTTAATTATAGCAGATATAAGAGAAAAAGTAAACCTTTATTTGAAGATTTCAAACACAGTTTCGGCAGAGTCGTCAAGTACAGATAACCAGCACCATGGTGTTTTGACAGCAACTAATGGCCAGTTTTTCTCTTTAGCGTATGCAAGAGCTTTAGATAAGTCTTCAGCATTGAATTCGTAGTCAGAGCCATCTTCAAATATTAGCTTTGCATTTTTAGTTTGTTGTTGTTCTTGTTCCATATAGATTAGACATTCCTTTCAATTAAAATTTGATTACTCCATTAAGGTGTTCTTTTTTAATCGGTGGTAATTTAGGCTGAGATAACGGCTTATTCCATGGGTCAGGTTCACCTTTTTTCGGTAAGGTCGGGGCAGGTTGGCGTGGGGTAGGGGTAGGAATAGGATTGGCAGAGACAAAACCAGAGGTTTTTGGCTTCGCAGACGGCACACTATTTTGGTCAGCGACCTTTCTACCTTCATCATTTAAGTCCATAATAACTAGCCCACATTTATTGTGTCTAATCGCTGTACCGATTTTATAGTTAAGACGGTTACGGTTTTTGTCTAGTCCAATATAAATACCTTCTGTTTTCTCACTTTGTTCTTGCCAGACCATTAACACAATGTCCGCATCTTGTGCAATGTAAGATGAGCCACGCAAGTCGTTAATGTCAGCATGGGATTTCCCCTTTTCAATTTTTCTTGTGTGCGAGATTAAGATAATCGGAAGTTGATTTTTAATGGCAGCCTGCTTGAACTCTTGGGTGATAATACCAAGTTCATTTGCCACATCGTGCATTTCACGAGCGAAGTAATGTAAGTGGTCGATAAACACGCACTCAGCCCCCCATGATTTAGCTTGTTCGATTAAATATGGTATTGTTTGCCAGTTCATACGGTCGATTTGTTGGAAGCGTAAATATTGACAAGTCTCAGCCATTTGTTTCTGTCCAACCTCATCATAGCCGTACCCTAAGATATTCCAAAACCTTGATAATAGTTCTTCCTTAGTCATTTCAAGGGTGACAAAGACGACTTTATGCTTCTTCTTAACCATGTTGGCTGCAATATTACAGCACATCATTGTCTTACCACTCGATGTAACCCCTGCTACAATTGTCAACTCGCCAGGGGCAAAACCCATGGTCATGTTATCTACCGCATAATACCCAGAAGACAAACCTACTCGTTGTCCCCAATTTTTAATCCTTTGTAATGCCCCCTCCATATAGTCAGATGGGTTGACAAGTTCAGCTTTCGCTTTCGCTTCCACCTCGTCGTCAACAGAGTCGTCAATCAGTTTATCAAGAATTTGTTCACGCTCGTTCGCAGACAGGTCACGAATACTGTCCATCTGCCTTTCGACACGAGTGCGTGATTTATTACGCCTTCTTGGCTGTTGATTTAGTTGATTTGTAAAAACAACATTTTTTACCTCATCAATGTTGTTGTTGTCATTGTCATTGACCGCACTTTCCATTTTCGTTATTCACCCTTTAATATTTGTCGAATACGCATTTTTGATTTAAGTATCGACTTGTTTGTTGTTTCGATAATATCATTTATTAAGCGTGTTGCCGAGACCCAACCTTTATTTGACGCATTTCGTTTGTGTTTTTCTAGTACACAAATCAGTCGTTTATTCCACTCAATGTCATCTTTTTCCCATCTCACTAATGTTTTAATTCGTTCTTTTTCGTCCATAGTTTTGTTCGGTTTTTCCGTCCATATTACAACATATTTTTAGTCTTTGTGAATAGGCAATTGGTACCCCCCTAGACTTCCAATCCTACAATTTTTCTTAGTTCAGCAATGTGCGTATTTTTTTCGTCAATTTCTTTTTTGTATTTTTCATACTGGGAGTCGCCTGGGGTATAGATGCGAAGAGAAGAATAATCGCTGTAATCCAAAAGCGATGGATTCTCTTTTGCGTGTTCAATCAACCATTGGTCATGTTCAGGGGTGCCGTCAATGCGGTATCGATGTGGTTCACCGTTTTCGTCGTAGAACAGGTCGAGAATACCGTACTTCATCATCAACTTCTTGGTCATTAGATTTGGCATTAACCCCCGTTCGATAAGACAATTGTCCATAGCTTTCCCTTCATCAGTTCGGTCATCAGGGTAATCGGCGTACTCATTTTGTTTCGGCTTTTCGACAATCGTAGCGAAACGACCAAGGGTTTCTTCAGATAAGAAGCTGTAGATGTTTGGGTCGGTAACCCATTTAGCGTTCAGATAAGCATCAACAGCTTTAAGGATTTTCTCAGAGGTGAAGATTTTAATCATGTTCTTTGTCTTAGTCGCAAGACTCCTGGTGATATTGAAGTTACCGAGGAGAGGTTGAAGTTGCTTCAATAGATTGGTCGCTTCAGCATAGTCACCTCGTGTTTGTCGTTTCTTCAGTTCAAGGTTATCAGCTCTAACAGGGGTAGAGAACGGAACTGTTGAGGTAGAAGCTGGGCGTTTTCTCAGTCTTTCCCCTGATTTTATGCCAGAAATTGAAGAATTTGACAGGGGTGGATTTTGTGTGAGGTCATGAGAGGCGCTGTGAGGCGTGTTATTTCCTGAAACGATAAGACACTCATCTTTGATAGTACACAGGGCTTCACGAGGCTCTGGTGAAGCCACAGCGTATATTCTAGCTGGGGCGTGGGTCGAGTCGCCGTGGACGGCGACGGCGGAACAAACTACTTCAGGTACCTTTTCCTTTACGTCGGCTTCGCCGACGTTTCCACTAAACAAAGGAAGATTAACCATTTGATTGAGTTCGACACTAATAGCGTTAGCGTCTAATCCCTTAGGGATAGTATTAGCGTTAGCCTTGTCAATACTAGTCAGATAATCCAGATAATCGAATAACGACAATTGTTCCAAATTTGACTTATCAGAAAAACATAAATCATGTGAGACGACTTTAGTCGGCTCACAATGTGACGAGCGTAGCGAGTCACATAAACGTACCGTTTCATACACAGCATTTTTTAATGGAATTTTGTTCAATTTATATGACTCAAAAATTGTTTCAATTTTTTCGCAAATTTTTCCGTTATTACTTTTCTCGTTCATTTTTTCATTCACATTCAGAGTCGAAATAACAGGGGTAATTTGGGCATTTTGCGTTACTTGGTTCGTTACCTGAACCATTTCTGGAAGCATTACTTGGTTTGTTACCGAATTCGCTAGAAAAAGTTTCGATTTTACACCAAAATTTTGTGAGTTTTCCACATGGTTTTCCACAGGTTTTTTCGCTTCTTTTTGTTGTAGAAATAACATCGTTTTTTCTTCCAAGAGGGCTTGGTTAAAAATAAAATATCGTAGTTTCCCATTGCCAACTGTGCTTAAAAAGCCAGTCTTTTTTGCTATACATAAATGCGCTCTTAAAGTACTGGCAGCCCACCCAAAGCGTTTTGCTAGATGCTTATTACCAGGGTTTATCGTCCCGTATTTGGTTATTTTCTGGTTGAATTTATAGAAGTATAAGAGGATTCTTCTTGCTCCACTATCAGGGGTCGAGTCAATTAAGACACGACGAGCTGTCTCCTCAAAGTCAATTCTTTCTTTATCTTGCAACGAGATGTCGTCCATAGATTGTTATTCCTTATTTAGTTTATTGGTTAGATTATTAACACATTAGATTTTAGTTGCCAAGTTGAGTTTCACCTCTGTTATTTAGAGAAAGAAGAGTTTATCTCTGATTTCACAAATAGTCTTAGTATTAAGAGAGATTAAGCGACAAGCCCCTAACCCTATAACCGTAATTAGTCCAGAGACCTTAGCACAAGAGAGTGCAGTTTTTATTGTGGTCTCAGAGACATTAAGCTCTTTTGCTAACTCTTTATTAGAGAGGTGTAGAGGTATTACAGAGGTGCTTTGTATCTCATAGTTATATACATATTTAACAATTCTTCTCGCTACGCTATTTTTAACTGCATAAGCAATAAATAGGTCGATATTATTACTAATAGAATTGAGAAAATGTTTATGGTCTTTATCAGCAATCATAGTCGTTTTAGCCTTTCATTTTATGTTTATATATTATATATTATATATCATACAATATATCATTGTCAATATCTTTTTAATATTGACATTTATCACAAATATTTTGTAATAAAACCGTACAAAGCTGTTATAATTATGGTATGAGATACTATCCTGGAACTTATAAAAGACGAGCAAAAGTCGACAATGACCCGTCCAATCCGAGCGAAGATACCGAACAAATTTCGTTCGTAGAATATTTAGATGAACAAAGAATTCCCTATTGGCACACCAACAATGAGATGTGGACAAACTCATGGAGCCAGAAGACCAGAGCTAAAGAAATGGGCGTGAAGTCTGGCATCCCAGATTTATTTGTGGTGTTTGAACAGGGATTGGTGGGAATTGAGATGAAGCGGAAAGAAAAAGGCGTAGTATCACCAACTCAGATGTACTGGGCTAATTTATTAGAGCGTGCAAAAATACCTGTATATGTATGTAGAGGAAAAGAGAAAGCAGTTGAGACAATCGAGCATTTATTAAAGAACGGCTATTCAAAGATGCAGATTGAAGAAACTTATGAAGAGTTTATAATTCGTAAAAATGCTGAAAAATTGAAGAAAAAACGACAAAAACCAGTAAAATTCTAGAAAAAAGTGAAATGTTATAATAAAAACAAATAAGCTTAAGAGAGTAGTATGGAAGAAAATAACACAAAACAAGAAGATTTTGACAGCGTCTATGGGGCTCACGCCTCACAAGGTGATTATGTAAACGACCATGTAGCGGATGAGATGATGGAACAGCTCATTGCGTCTATGTGTGGAGATATGACCTGTGTTCCAGCCAATAGTAAACAGCAGAAGCTAGCAGTATATTCAATTGAATATCTAGTTGACAATCTTCCAGCAGTTAATTTCGTCGTCTCGTTCTATACCCAGTTAATCATTGGTGCAGGGCTAGAGGCTAAAGACCCATACAACCAGAAGAAATTAGACGAGTGGCTGCAGAAGAAAAACGCTATGGGACAGACCAACCAAGACATTATCGCAGACTCTGTGAAGAACTCACTGATGTATGGTTATTCTGGTATTCGTTTATCTTTAGGTGATTTTTATTCAGTCATGCCACAGCAATTAAGGATTTGGAAATTACCTCTCACTACTCAAGTAAACGGTCGGGTTGAGGTTATTCCTGGCTTAAAATCACTAGCTTTTTATGAGGTTAATTTAGATAAAGGATTTAAGGTTGAGAAAGATGAAACCGAACGCACCTTTGTCTTAAATGGTAATAAATACACTCTTGAAGAAGTGATTAAACAGAAGATGTTGAAAGTCGCTGCAGACGGCTCATATATTATCGCTGAAAATAACGACCCAGATACATTAGCTCGTGCGAATAGTGTTTATATTGAGCCAGAGAACTTCTGCCACTTGCGTAATTCAAATGACGGAGATTATGGCCGTTCACCGTTATCATACGATAAGTTAAGAACCCACCTCTTAATCGACCTTATCAAGAACTTCCGTGATGAAATCCTTAATGACGGTTCAGACTATATCATGTATCTAAAGGCAGGCCTATCTGCAGGACAATCATTGACCTCATTATTATCACAACAAACAACTGAACAATCAGTTAGAGGGGCTCTCGATAAGAAGATGGTCAAGACCGCTTCAGATAAACAAATGGAAGCTGCTAAGCGTCTTGCCGAGAAGATGAAGAAGTCTCAGAAGACTCGTATGTCTATTGTCCGTAAAGACCAGATTGAAGAGATTAAGAAGCTCGAAGGCACAGTTAGGTTGCCAGATTATCTAGGTATTTATAACGATGCAAAAGATGTGGTGGCAGATATTTATGGTATTCACTCATTACTTGTCGGTGGTAAGTCATCTGGCTGGAATACAGGTATGTCTTCAATGCTTGAGTTCACCATGGACAAGACAATTCGTCCGTTCCAACAGAGATATTCACACCAGCTTTCAGACTACATTTGTCGTGCTTCAGGGGTTAAGGGTGAAGTCAAATTCCGTGAGTATGAATTATTAGACAAGAAAGCTCAAGCAGATATTGAGAAGACTCGTGCTGAAGCTGAGAAACAGATTGCAGACGCTGCTAAGCTGGCTAAAGAGACAAAGTTAATGACTAAGAAGACGGTCAATCCTGATGTCGAAACTGAAGCTAAAAAGAAAAACACAAGTTATAATAACGATAAGAAATAAGCTAAAGGAATAAATACAATATGACACCTGAATTAAGCAATGAACAGTTAGCACAGATGGCTCAAGCGATTGATAACAATATGCAGGACAGCCCAGCCATATCTATCGACCCGAAGAGCAATAATGTCTCAGTAGTCGGCGACCCAAATAATCTACATCCAACAAATGGCGATTACACGATTGTGTATGAATATATGCCTGAAGAAATCTCAGCCACAGACCAAAGTATGCTTGACTATGACCCAGAGAGAAAGATATATACTGGCACGCTTCATTATAAAAACAAACGGGTCAAACCTCTTTATCGTACAAAGGTATCATCTATTCTGTTGACGATTTTAACAGACATCGGCGTTTTGACCGAAGAAGGGTATTCAGCAAAGATGTTGCAAGCTCATGTTGGTGAGGTCTTTATTAACCATACTGAAGATATTTTAGAGTTAGCCTCACTTGTTCTTGGTGAAAGAAAAGAGCGTCTAGAACACGCACGAGAATTATTCACATTTCTTGTACAGCTAATCGAGAACGAGCCAAACATCATTAACGAGACTAGCAATTTTTTAGAATCTATGCAGAAAACCTCAACCGCACCAGCAGCCCAGACGCAAAATTAAAATATAATGCGAGCCTAAACATCTGGTCAGCTATGGCTCATTTCGTAGCGAAAGAGCTAGGTATAAGACCCTATCAAATATTGACCGAGTGGACAGTGGAAGAGTTGATGGTGGCTTATGGTGAGTATGCAAATATTCATGCGAGAGAGTCGTATGAGATGATGTCTCCAAAAGAACGAGCGAAGAAGAGAGTCCTCCCAACAGACCGTTGGGCGGTAAAGTTTATTAGCCTAGAAGATGCACTTAATATGCAAAAAAATGGGGTGGATGAGTCCACCCGAAGGCAAAATGAAATAGATTTACAAGAGATGGCTGATATGTTATTGTAGTATCAGAAACGCATGAGAACTCAAACGGTTAGAGATAGCTCTGCAAAAGCTACATTAGTGAGTTCGACTCTCACCTCGTGCTCCATAAATTTGTTTAGAAAGAGAGATGTTTTTCACCCTGAACATCTCTTTTTCTATGCGTTTCGTGATGTGTATCTATATTCCATCAATACCCTGATATTCACACCTAAATTACTATTTGTTTTGCTTTCAGTATCGGTTACCTTAATTGCGTGCGCTCGTCCATCAAAGAAGTTTTTAAGACTAGCTAGTTTCTTCTCTGCAAGTTCGACATTATTCGCACCAGATGAACTAGAAGAAGTATTTTGTTTAGCGATTTCTAATTGTGCCTTAGCATCTTGTACAGCATCATAAATACACATACGCAGGTCATACCAATGTCCAGACTCGTGGTCTTTGGCAGTTTTATCTGGGTAAATACCGTAGTCTTCCTTACCAAAGCCACTAGGTAAACCAGCAGAGAATTGTTTAGCTAATGACTGTGTAATGTCTAGCCACGCATTATTCCCAGTATCGTCACGATAAGATATTTCAACTCGTACCATAATAATATAATTATACCAATCAATTTCAGCATATAATTAAGTCAAGATGACAAGAAGTTCAGTTTATTATATATTCCAGAAAAAAGTCTTAGATAGTGAGACCTATGCTGGGTATAAGATTAAATACGAAGAAGTCTGCCGAGGGACAAGACTAGTTGGCAATGGGTTGACCATTACACAGGCATTAGATGATGTTCCGACCGCTTCAATCACTATTCCTATTGAAGATTTACCAAAAGACGATAAAGGCATTCCCGTGACGAACTTGAATAACTACCGTGTGTTGATATCTGTCATGGTCAATAACAAGCGTAAGTACGGTATGGCTTGTATCGTAGAGTCAATTGAAGTTAATTACGAAGACGAGATAGCAACCTTGTCTCTCGTGCATCGTATGGCAGAAATGAAGCAGTGGCTGATGCCAATCAATCTTATTGTAAAAGATATGCCACTCGGGCATTGTGTAGAAAATGTCGCTAAACTGAGCTTCCCTGATGACTATGTTAAAAATGAACAGGTATTGAGACAGATTGGGTATTTGACCAATCTCACCGTGAACAAAGATTACCCAATTCTTCCAATCGGCACAGCCACAAGACACATACAAGCAAACCCTGATGTCTTGTCGCCAGTAGAGAGATTATATGTCCCACAAGAAATCCCTGTAACGATTGAGATGGACGCTTATGCGTATAACACAAAGCTTGAGATGAACTTCTCATCGACTAATAAGTTAGAGGCCTTAGCAGAAATTATGAAGAACACCAAAGACCTACATTTCTTAGGCACTATTTCTGGTCATGAGATGTGGTATGAACCGACCAATGGTAATTTTGGCGATGGGGTGAAGATTTCTAACTTCCAAGATGAGTGTGATTATTCAATCATCGTTTCACAAAATGTTTTAGATTATGACCTTGAAGAGTGTGATTTTAACCCAGCTAAAGACATCTCACTCATTACAATGTTAGGCGACCCAGTATGTTCACAAGACTTAACAGACCATTTTAACCGTGCTGCTGTGTTTTGTGGGGATGTGGGAGAGGGGGTGTTACACTTGACCCTCAAAGAGATTTATGAGAATAAAGCCACCCTTGAAGACCCATTGTTCCCAGTAGAAAAATATGAGTTCAATATCAACCTTCAGCCTGATGCGGTTTATGACAATAAAACACATAAGAAAATCAATAACGAGAAAGTCTATGAGAACATCGACATTCCTGTTATGGCGAACAACGAGAACCGTGAATATTATGTGACTGACCTTGAGCAATTAGGGAAAGATAACGGGGCAGTATATCATACTGTGTATAATTTTTCTGACCTTTACCCTATTCCTGACCTTGAATATACAGATGAGAACGATAAGAAAGTCGAGTTAGAAATCACCGACGCAGACCGTATCGAAATTACCAAGCGTGCTTATAATAGAGCGATTAGGTTCCTAAAAGCACAACGCCCACAATGGCAGTATCAATTTAACACAACTGCACTACCAGCAGTCGATATGGTAGGGAAGAGAGTGCGTTTTCTCTATAACAAGAAAGTCTCTCGTGTAGATGAGTGTGGTGAACCAACAGAGATTACCATCGCTCATGTTGATGAGTGTTTTTACATCACTCAGAGGATTATTTCTTTTGACCCTGAATTAAATGAAGTAGCAACAATCACCCTTGATAAAGAACTTCGTCCAAATACTAATCAAGAAATGGCATATAAATTGCATGAAAAAGCCAAAACCCCTGATGTCACAACAAGTTCTGAACTTGGAACATTATACCCAGAGTATGGTAATACAAATTATAACGATGCTATGGACGCAGAGACGATTGACAAACGCACCCCAATTTATGTACCTGATACTGGTATACCAAAATATGGTTAGTAGATAGCACCGAGTGCCGCTCTCGCACCGAGTCTTCGGTATGAATTGCCAGCACCAGAGTTATTTTTATTGATAATCTTAATAAACTGTCTAACGCTACGATGGTTATTGTTTGTCGTGTCGTTATAGGTACGAGCGTGATTGTCAGAAACAGTATTAGGCCTTCCCATAAGAGAAGAGGCAAGTTTGGTATCACCTAGATTAAGAGCAGACATTGCAGGCAAGCCGACCTTGTCGACTACGCTTTTTCTCACAACAAATTCACCTCGTTGAGCCATCACAGGCACAGTGTCGACACCAATAGGGCCACCAGCGAATTTTCGTGGGAAGCCAATCCCCACATATCGCCTTAAGTTCCCACCACCCCATGATGGGGCCGCATCTTTCCAGTTTGGGAATAATGAATTATTTTCAACAGCTTCGCCCATAGACCCGTCAAGAGAAGCAAGGAACTTGATAGCATTATCAATTTTCTTCAACAATTCTTTTTGGTAATCAGACTCAGGTTGCTTACTAACCCTGTCTCTGAAGCCCATGTAATCATCTTTTAGCTTAGTGATTTTTTCTCTTGTAGCGTCATCGCCGACCATATGACCGCCTCTTGTTTCGACAGTAAACGGTTCACCACCGTCAGTTGGCATCAATTGAAAACTCCTTTTACCAGTCCACCAGTCCTCTTTATCTGTTTTTTGCATCAATTCTTGATTGTTTTTAATTACAGCGTCGTAATCACGCATCAATAATGCGTCCTTAAACCCATTAACAATATTAGTGGCTGCGCTGTCGATTTTTCCGCTAATAGAGCCTTCTTTGCCAGTAAGCGAGTTATTTATGGTTGCTCCAAGCTTGGTAATCTCAGCTGGAATATTCCAGTTGACGATTTGTCTTGTAGCATCAAGTTGTGTACCTTCATTTTTAAGAAGTGCGGTGACCTGTTCTTCTGTCATTGGGGTGCCCTTAAAGTAATCAGAAACGATTTCTTCATTAGATTTATCGTCGTAACTATAGGTAGAGCTGTCGCCGTTTAGGTTATAGAGCTTTAAGAGTTCAGCTAATTTGTCACGACGGTCTCGTTGTGATTGAGTAAGCTCAGTGCCTTTGTATTTGAAGATATTACCAGTATTGCCAAGGGCTCGGAATTCGTTGCTTTCTGTATATTCGTCAAGCTTGCTGTTGACTAATTTAGAGCGGTATTGTTTTCTAGCGATGTCCATAGCTTGTTCAAGGCTATTACCGCCATTTCTGAAATATTCCTTCACCTGATTATATGCAAATTTACCAACGGCACTATTAGTGTCGATACCATGTCCAGCCGCTTGAAGAGCCTTAAACACTTGGTCAGTAAGAGGTTTTGCGTGTGCGTCCCACGCATCTTTGCGTTTTTGATTTGCTTCTTCGGTGGCTTGTTTAACTCGTCTAGCAAATTCCTCGGCAGCCTTAGTTGCACCTTGGAACCCGCCAATCATTGCACCAACAACACCCCCGATTGCTGCCCCAAGCCCACCAAACACAGAACCACCAGCCATAGCCCCACCGATACCGCCAGTAGCAACACCAGCAAGGATGCCTAGGTTTTTGTCCCCACCACTAAAGGTCGCAACCATAGAAGTGACCGCTTCGTTCACAAAATAAACGATTGCCCCTTTGAGTAGTGCAGAAGCAGACTTGCCGACAATTTTGCCAGCTTTGGCGATTGACGCATAGTCAAAGCCGAATTTTGCATGAATAGCCTCAGTAGTAAATGATTTAGTTAAGTCCCATGCTTTGTTTGCACCTTTTAAGAAGGTTTTTCCCATTGCTGTTTTTTCAAGTAGAGTAGAAGCGTTAGCAATACTCTGAATAATGCCAGCTAAGCCTGTGAAAGCTTGAGAAATGCCACGACCAGCAGGAGAGGCAAGCCAACCGATGACACTGCTTAAATTCGGGATGTTGAGTAGTTTGCTGGCACCTTTTAGAATATTCGCTGCCGTTTTAAGACCGTCAATATACCCCTTAATTATTTCGACAATTAGTCTAATGCCTTTTTTAGCGATTGTGTAAATATCAGAGCCACCAGTGATTTCACGGAGTGCATCAACAGCAGTTTTACCGATTTCACTAATGCCGTTAAATAAAACCCTTGCAACTTGTTCAACTTTGTCGAAGTCGATAGAACGGATGAACTTAGACATTTTTGTATAGATAGGTTTGATGAACGAGTTAAGTGCATCAGACATACGGCCTTGTTCTCTGAAGACATTTTTTATAGCATCATAAAAACCAGACCCTGTGACAATTTCGTCCATGGTAGTTTGAATAGTTTCTTGCATTTGTTGTTTTAGACCAGCATATGAACGAGCATAGTCTTTAGAAACATTAGAAATACTAGACTTTGTATGAACAAGCTGAAGCGCTTGCAAGAGATATTTTGTATCAGACTGTGAGATTTCAGCACTCGGGTCTTTAACACGCTGAGCGAGGTCAGGTTGAACAGATTTAAGTATCTTTTCAAACACAGGTACCTTTTGTGTGAATTCACGCCAGTCACGAGCAGTAGCTTTACCAGTAGTCACCACCTGAATAGTGTTGGTGACGATTTTATCAAGGTAAGTAGAGACCTCTTGACCAGAAGCCATTAAGAGGTCAGCAATACCTTCAAGTGCGTCGAGAGCGAGCTTAGAGTCGCCATTAGAGATTGGGGCAAACTGGCCAGCGTATTTAGCAAGGTCAGCAGAGTTAAAGGCGGTATTGTCGATAGCACGCTTCTTGATTTCTTTAGATAGAGTATCTGGATTATCATTTGGGAAGAATAGCTTAAAACCAATTCGAGCAGTCTCAAAGGTATTAGCCATTTCAAAGCCACTATCGTTCAATTTCTTCAAGGCAGGTATAGCGGTATTAAGTAGAGACCGACCCATGTTTTCAACATTTTGCCAGATTTGGTATGAGAACATCTGAGCTTGTTCAAAGACAGAAGCAAGACCACGAGTAGCGTAAAAGCCTTTAAGTAGTCCTTCAGAAAATTTGACACCAGTGTCTTTTGTTTTATCAGCACTACTTTTTATAGACACCATGCCTTTTTTCATTAAGGCAAGGTTTTTAGTCCCTTTTGCAGTTGCACCAACAAAAGAGTCAATCTGTCTTGAAGTAGCCTTAGCAGAACTATGTAAATCTTTGAAGTTAATTTTTTGTTTTTTAACCTCATATGAGGTGCGTTTAATCTGTTGATTTTGCACATCCCACATATTGTTGACGCTCTTAATCATCTGGGCAAAGCCTTCATTGGTAATATTCACATTGAGGCTCTTCTTAGAGAGGTCTTCAAGTTGTTCTTTTAGTTTAGCAACAAGACGAATAAGGTTAGTGATTTGTTGTACCGCCTTGTCATCTTGGAAGCTCAACCTCTTATTTTCGAGTTGGTCACGAACCCCTCTGATTTCATTTTTAAGGATTTTTGTGTTTTCAGTCGCACCAGCGGTGTCCACCTCAACCTTGTTTTTCGATAGCCCTTTGACCTCTTCACGGACTTCACCAATCGTTTTCTTTAACTGGTTAAAGGTACGAGAGATGTGCTGATTATTCATCGTAGTGACAGTATGTTCAGCATCTCGTGCCGCACCTCTTAACGACTCACGAAGAGCGTTAATGTTTGAAGTAATGATTTGGTCAATACGGCTAGCTAGTTTATCAAGGGCCGTAATCAGCCCATCAAAAGTAATCTTCTGGGTGGTTTTAGCACGAAGTTTATCTAATTCATCGCCAACAGCTTTAGTCGCCCCAGTAGCGTCTTTAGACATCGAAGTGAGGGATTTTCCGAGGCTGATTAAGTTCTTCTTAGCGTCATCGACCTTTTTATTGAAAACATCGGTGTTAATATCTACATGGTCACGGTTCTGTTCCTCAATCATGCGTTTTAACCTACTGACATTATCAGCAAGTTTCGAAAGTTGGTCGACAGCCTTTGTAGCGTCGATTTCAAGTTTAATCTTTGGGTTAAATGTAGACTCTGACATTATCTAAAAATCTCCTCTGCTTTTTGTTTAGCTATTTCAAACCATATTCTCTCAACGAAGAAGCGTAAGCTAGTGTCTCTTGCATTTTTCTCAGCAAAAGGCACATAGTTGAACGCAGGGATTCTGCGAGCAAATGAGCCACGACCGACCTTTTTCGGGCCGATAAGCTTTTGTTCGTTCACACCCACAATGATATACCCCTCTGTGTTTAATTTATCCTCAATTTCAATAGAGTCTCGTAAATTACCTGTGTCGACAGGTACATTTTTCTTTAATTCCTCAAGCGTTTGTTTCGCCCAGCGCCTAGCATTGAATTCCATAAACGCCATTGATTTTCCCATGGTGATAGTTAATGCTTCATCAAAATCTTTCCACCCTGAACCTGGGGTGTATTTACCTAGATTGATTTTAGATTTTGATGTGTATGCCATACCTTTATTATAATTTTGGAATAGTTGTTTCTTTTTTCTTTTTGGTAAGTGTCTTATAATAAGAACATAAAAAGGAGTACCTTTCAAGTGAAGAAATTTTATCGTGTTATCGTCGCTTATAACCCTCTTGAAAATAAAATCACAGAGTTCAGGCGATTAGATATGTATAGCGACACCTATGAAACAGACTCAACGGAAATGTTCTATAAAGTATTAGGTTTAATAGATAGAACAAGCGACATCATCTTGGGGAAGACAATCAATAATAACTTTTATCAACTATCACCAACCCCATACGGAACATATATTAAAGAAGATGCGTCTTCAGTAGATAAGTTCATCAACAAATCGAAATTATTAGTAGCAATTGCTAACTACCAGAAAGAAAAAAACATCCCTTTTGACCGATAGTATAATTTAGGCATGAGTGATGTAAATAAATCGCTAAAGGTATATAAGAGGTTGTTGCAATTCAATAACCTTCCTATTCCATTTGGCGAAATTCAAGAACAGACCTATACAGCGTCTTTCAAAGGTACATCGACCCCTTATACTAGTCATCAACACGGTAATTATTATGGGCATTTAGGCGAGTACGGAATACTCAATGCTGCTCAATTTGATGCGACATTATCTTTTGATTTTAAGAAGATTGCCTGTGGCGATAAGCCTCGTTATGCACGCTTTATTAAACGACAGCTAGCTCGTTCAGGTAAATTATGGGCAGTCCAAAATGGTGGAGAGATTATTTGGGCTAACGCTCGTGTGTTGTCAGTTAATGAGTCTATTGCTTCTGTTGGTGAAGATAAGATTACACTATCTGTGACATTTGAGTTAATTGACGGTTATTGGGTTTACGCATGGAAGACAAGAACATTCCTTGCACAGTATTGCCCATCTCGTTTTATCAACTTCGATAATGAATATTGTTGGTCTTATGAAGATGCTAGATGCGACATCACAGGTAAAGATAGGTGTTTACCATGTTTCACCGTTGAACCAGAAGTGCCTGTCGATGCAGAATACAAACCTCTTTGTTCATGGTCTCGTACAGAGATTACTAACTTGTTAGGTGCAAGATGCCCTCAGCAATTTCATATCAGATATGATTGTGGATTAGAAAAAAACTTCTTCTGTTATGATGCAGGATGGGGAGATAAATACCGATTAAAAAATAGAGATGCTGTTAATGAAACAACAATCTCATTTTGTTCAATGACCGACCTTCCTAGTACCGCAGTCCAGATAAGGTTAAGGGGAGTTTTCGTTAATCCTACCATCACAGTCAATAATGATACAGTCACCCTCAAAGGCACTTATGATAAGAACACAATGATTGTAGCTGGTTTTGGCGTAGGCATCGGGTTATATCAAAGAAAAGCAGGGACTGTTGGTGAGTGGAATTATGTAAGGTCAATTATTCCTGATGCCAAAGTCACGAATATTCCGTATTTCGAGATTGTTCCTGGCAAAAACACAGTAAAGATTACTGGCAACCAATTAGACAAGAAATCATTTGTTTATATCAAACCACTAGAAATTACTTTCTAACAGCCACAATCGACATCATGGCCTTTTAGCCTGTTCAAATCCATTGTATATACAACAGAGAACACAGACATAGCAGATGACCTGTCTTCCCTTTTTAGTTGATAAACCTCAGAAACATCGACCCTATCATCGACCTGTCCCCAAATATCGTATGTCCACTTTTTTGTCTGACCATTAAATGGGTGGGTTATTGTTTTTTCTCTTAAAGCATCGAAGAAAGAGACCTGTCCATAATGAATTTCATCAGTCGCATCGTACATCAGTTCATCTAATGCACTCATGATATTTGCCTTGAACGAAGCGACAGACTCGCTAGAGTTTCCCACAGGGATTTGTTTATGTCCAGCTTGAGTTGGGGTATCAGTAGTGTAAACAATCTCAAAGCCTATCACGACACGAGTATTACATCTGCCACCAGCGATAGGGGTAATATTCACCGTGATATACGGAAGCCTTGAAAATTGAGTAGGTTGGTTATTTACATATGAACCTAGCCCAATGTGTTTGTCTATCTCAGCGACAAAGTCATTGCCATATCTAACAGACGGCACTGATGACTCAGGGATTTTGACAACTAGTAGATTATCTAACAAACAGGTTTTATGGGTGAGAAGATACATCCTCAGGTTATTCCAGATGAATTTTTCAGCAAGTGCAACAGTTTTAGACATAATCAACCTTTCCTAAAAAATCAACTTCTTCATCGCTAATAGCGGTATACACACCGCATTCCATTAGGCGTTCTAACTCACGAGGGGTAGTAGCATTGCAGGTGATGATATACACACAACAGTTATGGAATAATTGGACAGTTTCTCTTTTGACAATTTTCCACAAACTAATTTCATCGCCTGTCTGTTGTTTGAACGCAACATAGTCACCCTCCTTAATATCATAAGGGGGCTTAACCATTTGGTGGGCAGAGTCAAAACTGAAGTTGTAGTACGATGTCGTATTTTGATTTTTATAGTTTGGGTCGTTCTCCAACTCATAAATACGAGCAGTGACACCTGGGTCGCCGTCAATACACCTTAAATCATAAAGCTTAACCCACTTATTCTGGGCTTCTATTTTTTCATCATCGAACATCGGAATATTGTTATATACCTGTTTCCGAATAATCGAGATTTGATTGCTGGCATTGTTGATAGGTTTCGTACCGTTCATATTTTCATTATATGTCGAAGAAGTCTGTTTTGTTTTATAATGAAACCATGGATGAAAACAAAGTTCTTGATACAAAAGATTACAAATTAGATAAGAGACCATGGCTAATGGACTGGCTATTTGAGATTGGACATAACATGGCGATTATTAACCATTGTTATGAGAAGATACAATATCTTCAGAAAGACATCGAAAATGCTGGATTAGATGAGGATTTAATCAGAGGCTTAACAGATAAGATTGCTCATTACCATAAGATTAGAGAGTTAGCTTATGAAGCATACGACACCGAGATGAGCTATCTATTTGACACAATTCCTGAAGCACAGAAAGACTGTCGTTGTTTGTTAAAACACGCCTCATTGAAGCTTGTATTAGCTCAAGAAACAGCAGATGTGCTTAACAACGCAGTTGGCGATATTAACCTACATAAGTCATTTGAGGTGTTCGCTGGGGTGGTGTCATTAGCACTGGGGATTGAGTTTAACACCTGTATTCGTTGTATCTATGACGGCATAAAAAATCGTGCTAACGAGGCAAAGACACCTACACATAGCACGACAGTAAAGCTCTAGTCAATTACCTGTTGGAACTTGTTCACAACCTGCCCAGCTTGGTTGGTGTAAGTTAAGGCTAATAAATACTCAGCTTGTTTTTCAGTGACCCAGTAATCACGACCTGCTTCAACCATTTGTTCAAACATACCATTAGGGGCATCATCTGAAGCGAACATAATCATTTCATTGGTGACACGAGCGTATGCACCTTTCGCCGCCCCACAGGTGGCACATTTTGCTACTTTTTTAGCCATTGTTCCACCACCGTAATATCGGACACGGACTTTTGCGTCTGTATCAGATTTTCCAACCACCTGTTCTGGTGTGTATGAAACAGGTTCAATCACAGGGATTTGGTTATTAACTCTATTTGAACTACCACAATTTTTACACGACATCGCCTAACACCTCCTCTTGTGTTGCTAAATAACATCTTGAAATAGCCATGATTTCATCGAGCATACCAAGGTCATGCAAATCTGAATATAAGGTCGCAGTTTTAGACGCAGTAGTGTCTTGGGTAGACCACTCGTATTCGACATTTCCGACCTTCTTGCGTTTAAGTAGACCAGATGTAGATGTCATGTTATCATGGCAGTCTTCAGAGTTCACATCTTTATTAAGCTTATTTAAGATATAACAAATAATTGGCAATAACCCAGATGGCAAAATATCATAACCAGCATTGTATTCAAGAGTCACAGTGAAGTCATATTCGCAAGAACAGCATTTATCTTCAGCCTTGATTAAGTCATAAAACACTTGTTTGCTGATATAGAGCCTATCTCGGCCTTCGTCGAACCCCATCATCAATTCTATAATATCTAATTCTTTCCTAACGAATTTACCGTTTATCATACCAGTAATCCTAGCAGAGACCATAAATTGTTCAGGATGTGGAGCATATTCGAGCGGAATAATTACAAAAGCCTCATCGCATAATTTGCATAAACACTCACAGTGTTCGATTCTCACAGGGTAGGTTTGTAGCCTTGTTTGGGTCAAGAATAAATCTTCAGGGTGGTCATCCCAGCAAGTAATGCTAGAGACGATACGAAGCGTTTGCCAAATTAAGTTCCAATACGCTGCTTTGTTTGAAACAAAACGACCAATTTCGGTTCCGAAGTTATCTGGGTTGATATTGCAAAAAGCAGAAATAAGAGTGATAAGCTCGTTCATTTTTTCATTGTTTTCATCGAATACTCTTGATAAAGGTTCGATGCGGACTGCTTGTACTGAGATGCTTGCCATATCTTAATTATATTCTTTCAATTTATTATTATTTTTATGGAACATTATACCCAGCTGGTGGGTTTGGCATATAGTCACTACCAGTGTATCTAAACACCCCTAATATTTTCGATATTGGAAGCTGAATAACATTAGCGTGAGCCCCACCAAGACGATACGGGTAGCCACCTTGGTTTTGTGCGAGTAGGTTTATTTTGCCTTGATGTTTATAAATAGCAGAGTCAACACCGTCGAGTGAAATCCCGACATGACCGACCTTAGTATTGCCACACTCACCACCCATTACAGTTCCTAAATCACAGACAACAACATCACCTGGCAATATATCGCCATTGCCAGCAATAGCCTTGAACTTACCAGACTCAGTGATTTTGTTTCTAGCCGTTGTATTTGCCCAAGACCAATAAACGCCAGAAAAACACGGGCCTAATCCGACAGATACGCCAGTTGCAAATCTCACATTAGCTTGGTTCACCATGAAATATTCAATTAAGTCCCAACATTGATAACCAAAGGAACCATCCATGTCGATACCTTTACCATATGTGTCATTATAAAATTCGCTCAAAGAACTCCATGGGCCATGAGTTGCACCGAGAGAACCGTAATTTGGTTGACTACCCCAGTTGACATTTGCGTCATGGTCATCGCCTAATGGGTCACCGATGATTAGCTTAAACCTCCATTGTGAAAGATATGCCATTTCTGGGTCAGTACAAAAATATATAGTTGCAGACTGAGGCGGATGTGCTGGGTCATCAGCAGGTGGGGTTGTCGCACTATGTTCTTCGCCACAGACACGAACAACGGTAGATTTGCGTTGATTAGACCTTGATTTCTGCTCAGACGCAGTAGAAAGGATTGTATTAACTAAATCGCTCATATGTTTATATTGTATCTCATAAAAAATACCTAGGGTTTTAACCTAGGTATTTCATCTTATAACTTGCCTTGTGCTTTGAATATATCGGTTTTTCTATGGACATATGAATTGCCGCCAAGTTTGTCATATTTCGCATAGATGTCATTGAAGCGTTCAAGTTCAATTTCTGATAACTGCACGCCTCGTTCGAGGTCAGCAAGGTATCTAGTTAAGAAGTTTTTGTATTGTTCAAGTTTCATCTGTTTGAATTCTTCAGCATTTGCATCGAGTCTAGTCATTATAATTCTGTTAGACTCGTCTATCTTGTCGTTGACTGGTTTAAGCAGGCTATATGCCCACTTTTGCATGATAGAGCTTGCAAACTTAAAGATTACAAGCCCTCCCGTAATCACGCCAGCCACTACTGAGATGAAGGCTGTAATATCTTCCACCGCAATGACCATGTTATTTCTTCTTCTTCATTAGTTTGAAAATGAGTAGAATCTGAGAGCCAAGGGTAGCTAGAATACTTGCAAGGGCAGTACCGAAAGCGGTCATATTCTTGTCATTAAGGCTCATGATTGCAAGAATAACTTGTGGGGTGATAGCACCAGCGAGAAGTAGAAAGTCACCGAGTAGGTAAGCAATCATTTTGGTTTTCTGGCTAAAATCGAAACCACTTCCGACTTCTTCGATAATGCCACTAGCTTGAGAGAGTGAAGCTTGGTAAGCATCATTAAATTGTTTGATTTTGTCATCAGTAAGTTCAGGGGTCTTGTCCATAGGTTTTTCCTCCTCTTTAGATTTATTATCTTCAGTTTTAGGTTGTTCAACAGGTTGTTCAACAGGCTTCATCTCTTCCACCTTAGGTTGTTCAACAGGCTTCATCTCTTCCACCTTAGGTTGTTCAACAGGTTTCACTTCTTCCACCTTAGGTTGTTCAACAGGTTTTCCTACACCTTTATCGATTAAAGCTTGAACAGCCTTCCAGTCGTAGCCTGCACTAGTTAAACGGTTAATACGGTCTTGGCCGTTGCCCCATTTGTTCTGCCAGACTTCGGCTGCGATTTCTTCGTTAGGTTTTAATTGTGGTGGATTGACCCACTCAACAACTCTTGTCGTATTCATCGTTTCAGTCCAGCCTGCATAGCTCACACCATAGATACGAGAGATATTGTCAATCGTGGCATTTAGCTCGCCTTCGAAATAGTCGAAAAATGCTTTATGACGATATGGGCTAGACCAAATCTGAATACGGTTGCCAGTCCTTTTAGCGACAGCGACATGGCCATAATTACCAGTTCCGCCAGTCCACCAAATAGGTACAAAACAACCATCTGGAAGGTTACGGTCTTGGTGTTTTGTATTGTTCCAGTTCCACGCAATCTGGGCAGATGCTGCGAACGGTGCGACATTAAATGTCCTCTGTGCGACAGCTAGACACCACAAGAACCAGTCTAATAGTGGTTTGCCTTGATAATAAACAACTAACTTCTTATCATCTAGGTTTGGGTAGATTGTTTGCTTCCAGCTCATTTTACCTCCTCAACGACTGCGACGATGAATACGCCCATAGATAACAGGTAAATTATTATCGCAGGAAGCAATAATCCTGCCTGACCAATAATCAGCCAGAAGTTGATGTTCAAGATTAGGAAGCCACCCCAGAATAACACTTTGAACCAGTCGATATTATTATTTTTTTTCTTCTTCATAGGTTTTCTCCTCGTTAAAAAAGTGTATATGAGAAAAGGCAGATATTCACACATCGTTCTTTCCTCATAGTACACCTCTTTTGCTTATTGTTTACCCTGATTAAGCTTCAGTAATTTTTGCAATCTTCTTGCGGACACCGTTTTCATCGGCTGCGACGGTGAATTCTAATTCAACAGTAGTTTCATCAGAGCGAGAAATGTTATTTGGGACAGTCGTCACAAAAGCGTTCTCATAAAGGTGCCACTCACGAGTGCCGTCTTTCTTGCGGAACGGGGCGAGAATAGAGACATTGAATTCACGGAATTCGTTAGTCACTTCCCAAACCTCAGCTGTAACCTTCTTGCGGTAGATGATGTTTAGTTCTTGACCAATCCAGTCTTTACCAACCAAGATAAGACCGAGAGATTTATTACCAAGATAGTCTGAAGTTAATACCTGGAATTTGTCAGAGTCGGTAGTAGCGTTGATGGTTGGGATTGGGCTGTTCACACGGACGAGGTCACGAGAATTACCAGCACAACCTGGGGTCTGAATATAAACATAACCACAGTCGCTTTCGACCATATCAGAGAGCTGGATGAAGCCGTAGCCATCGAGTTCAGGGTTAATAGTCTTAGCATTACCAACAGTACGAGTGACGATGTTGAGAACACCGAATTCAGTATCATCAGTCTTGCGAAGAGTTGGGTTGATATATTTGAGGTTCTCAGACCATTTGTTAGCAGTTAAGTTAAAGGTGATAGAACCAGATTGTGGGTCGTATTCAGAAGTAGAACAAGCACCTTCAATCACATCGAACGATTGGCTGTCGCCAAAGGTATCAAGACATGAGAGCAAGATAGTGCGATTAAGTTCGAGGTCTTCAATGCTCTCGTAGAAAGCGATAGAAGAGACACCAACATAATCACCGACCTTGATATTAGTGCCGTCGATAACGAAGCGAGCCTTAACACCGATAGTTGATGGAGTCCAACCAGTACCAGTTTCAGTAGGGGCCTTTGAAAGGTCGAACTGGACAGGGTAGAGGTATGAACCATTACCGCCTTTAGTAGCGTGGACAGTCTTTGAAAGAGCATCAAAGTTAGCCCAACCACCTTCTGCGTAGTCAGTTAAGTTAATAGATACTCTGTGGTCACCATCTGGGAGCAAGACATAAGCAGTGATGATGCCAGTTGCGTAGAGGGTAGTATCAAAGGTCTTTTTGAAGTCACCGATAGTGACAGCAGCTTTAGCCACAACGGCACCTTGGTAAGTACCAGTATTGTAGCAGGTATTTTTGCTACAGCCGAAAGCATCAACAGGGGTGTTGGCTGCGTTGTAGAAAGCACCTTTAAGGTTAGCATTAGATGCTGCGGTATTGTTGCGAGTGTCAATCTTTGCACATGAAGCGAGAGAGTCAAGTACAGAGATGGCAATCATGTCATCGTTCTTCAACTTACCCATTTGGTCTTGTCGAATTACGAAGCCTTTTGAGTCACATTTAGCCATGTTTTTCGTTCATCCTTTATTTTTAATTATTGTTATTATTCTTGGTTTGCGATTGAAGCTGACAAACGGTCAAAGCCTCGTTGCATTTTTGGGGTAAGATTGCCAGCGTCTTGGACAGCTTTTAATCTGCGAGCGACAACAGCGTTGGTTGCCTTATGTTCGGTGGCTACTTGCGTTTCCTTCTGGGTAGCAGTAGTCTCGGTGGTGATATTTTCCGCCATATAAGAGAACTCCTTATTGTTTAATCTTCTGGGATTAAAAGGTGTCGATACTAGTCTTATGCTAACACAGTTCTTGAGAATATTTTTTAGAGTGGGTATAATAAGTATAAAAGGAAAAGGTAAACGCTTTAATCATGGTTGTAGAACGAACACGAGATGAGATATTAGCTCACGAAAACGACAAAGAATATATGGCCAACCGTGTTGATTGGGTCAAGGGCAAAATCTTAGATGTCTCAGACTATCGTAAAATCTCAGTTGACTCAAATGAAGAGTTGATGATACTTGCAAAAATTGGACAGCTTATGGCAGATGAAGTCGTACCTGGGGCGAAGCTATTTTTCACTCAGGCAGTACTTGTTGGGGCTGCGATGCTTAGTCGAGAACTAGCAGATAAATTCGGGCTAGACTTTGAAAAATACAGGTCTGTTTTGATGGTCACCCCAACTCGCTATGGCAAGCTCTGTCATGACGATACCCCAGTACTCACTACAAAAGGATGGAAGAAGCATGGGGATTTAGAGCCTGGGGATGTTATTTTCCACCCCTCTGGTAAACCAACTGTGGTTGTTAGTAAGACCCCTAAAATGGATGTTAATTACAAAGTGGTATTTGACAATGGTGAAGAGATTTATACCCATGCTAATCATGAGTGGCAAGTTTATCTAGGAAAATCAAAGGTACCTCGTATCGTAGAGACTAGAGAATTAGACGGAGTAAAGAAGAACGCTTATTTTGTCGATACCACTGAACCTTGTAAGTTCATCACAAACGACCAGCCTTTTGACCCGTATCTATTCGGATGTTGGCTAGGGGGAGCGCCGATAGACACCGATGGTAAAAAGATGACTAAAGCATACGGTGGCTATAACAGTAAGCATATTCCAGATATTTATAAATACGCTTCAACGATAGAACAGAAATTATTATTAGCTGGGCTGATTGACACCGTGGGTAGAGTAGACGGACATGGGGTTATCACAGTTAGAGTGTCGCCAGAACGAGTCGCTAACGACCTCGCAGAGATGCTAACCGTAATGGGTATAGACCATAGCAATGTCAAACCTACCTTTTTCGGGCAGAAGACGCATTATAAGATAAGCTTCTCATTGTCATACAACATCCCTACATTTCGTTTTAGGCGGTTCCAGACCGCCCCTAGAAAAAGGATTGGTATTGTTAAAGTAGAGAAGGTTGAAAATGCAGGACAAGGCAATTGTATTATGGTCGACTCACCAGACGGTATGTACCTTGTCGGTAAGAGTTTAATCCCAACGCATAATTCATTTCTTAATGCGTTCATCGCTATTGCTAACGCTGCCTTAGGCGGAAAGGAAGTGCGTATTGGTGGTGCGACAAGAGACAAGGCAGGTCTTATTCAGGAAAAGATAGTAAGCCTACTTCCTACTGCCTCTAAAGAAATCCAAGATGGTTTAGTAATTACAGATGACGACGGTGATGTGAATAAAAAAGTCCAGCGTCTTGCAACACAAGCTTCAAAGGAAGCCTTGGCATGGAAATCAGGTGGGTCGATTAAATTGTTCTCAACTAATGAAACTAAGAAGAGTGCAGACATCGCTGCTGCTGGTGCCGTCGGTGTCGGTGGTGATGTAGTATTGCTAGACGAAATTCAGATTATGTCACCAGTAGGGTTTCGTACTGCGTCTCGTTTCTTTATGGAGAATAACGATACTAAGCGTTTCTGCGTGGGAAACCCACAGATTAACGGACATTTCAGAGACCTCTATGACGACCCTACCACATTTGTTGTCCACATGAACGACTCTTCTGCAATTATTGAAGGCCGTATGTCGAGAAGACAAATGGAACTTACTGGTATGCCTACATATTCCAATGAATATAGAAGTTTCGTTCTCACAGAATTTCCTCCAGATAATTCAGGGAACCGTTTCTTCACTACATTACCATCAGTTTATGATAAAACTGCTTTTCCTACCCCATCACAGAAAATATCATTTATGGGCATCGACTCTGCATATAAAGGGGCAGACTCACTCATTGTCACTATCGTTACCCTTAACATCTCACCAGAGCGTATTTGGGTGTCGCTTGATTACCAAGAAGATATGAAGACCCGCTACCCAGTCTGGGATGATACAATGACGACCCTCAACATCTGTTTAGATGTATTGAAATTAGTTGAAAGATATGGAATAGAGAGAGTCTCAATCGATATTGGTATGGGTGTTCAGCTATATGAGACATTACTAAGACTTTCCCCTGACTTAGACATCGAGCCAGTAGCTTTCGGTTCATTACCAACCGAGTGGCGAGCTGAAACAGATTTTAATGCGAAGTGGGCATTAAATAAGCGTGCTGAAATGCACCTAGATTTGAAAGAACTCTGTGAGTCTCAGATGATGTTTATTGCCCCAGAGTATTATGATGATTTGATTAAACAAATTCGAGAAGTAGGCAATTCAGAGCAAGGGCAAAAGATTAAGATTGAAGCGAAGAAAGAGATTAAACGCCGCTTAGGACAGTCCCCAGATGCACTAGACTCATTATGTCTAGCTGTTAGGTCATTGGTTTTGTCAGGCATTTTAAGAGGTGATAACAACACTAGTGTAGATGATATGGTGCAGGTCTATGGTGGACAATAAGGACGATAATTACGAAGTTCCTGAGTTCATGGAGGGAACGAAAATCTATATTAACCCTACACTATCTTTGTATTTTCCACCTCTGTCTAAAGAAGAGTTCAGCAAAAAACAGAGTGTGTTAGGTAAGAGAAAAACCAAGCCAAGCTGGCCTAAAGGCAAGCCTCGTCCAAACTCTTCAATCGCTGCTAAGAAGCAATGGGCTGAGCCTAATGCTAGAATTCGTCAAGTAGTCGTAGCTCGTATGAAAAATGGTGGTGGCTCAGAAGCAGGGAAATCAGTCACTAATCGAGATTATGTAACAAAAACTACTACTGAGCGTAATATTAAGAGACAGAAGTGTATCAAAATGATGAATAAATACGGTCTTGATGTTCCTAATTTTGGTCGTATGTCTGATGATGCACTAAATGCATTATATGAAGATTTATGTCAGTGGGCAATTTAGCCAGAGCGTAAAAAAAGCGATAAATGGTGGGCTCTATCGCTTTTCTTGTGTTTATGATATTACAAATCCCCCTATATTGCAAGGGGGATTTGTCTTTTGTGTTTTCTTACTCTTAGCTAGCTAATTAGACTAACTTTGGGTTGAGGGTTGCCTTTGGGTAAAGCTGACCAACGACACCAGAGTTGACATAATTATCAAGACCGCTGAGGACAAGGCTATCACAGATAGAAGCAAGCTTAACATTGTTGATTAAGATTAAGCCGTTCCAGTCAGTAACAACAGTTGAACCAGCAAGGTGCATAGATACACAGTGGCCACCACAGTCGTCTTGAGAGTCGATACGCTTGATGTATGGGCCTGTTGGGGTGTAAACAGTCTTGATACCGACCTTGCTTGGGTCAATCAACCAGACTGAGGTAGTGTTGTCAGAAAGGTCGACATCGACGAAGCGAGAAGCTACGATTGGCATACCACGGTAAGAAACGGTGTTTCCTACAAGTTTCCAGTCAGAGAACGGGTCAGCTTTGAGGTATGTACGAACTTCTTGGCGAAGAGTTGGCATCAAGATTGGGTTGATAGCGATAACATAGCCACCAAGTTCACGACCCATAGCCATCAAACGGCAGTCAGCCATCATGATAGACTCTAAGACACCAGCTGAACCGTCAATCTTGAGGGTACGAGCATCAGCAAGACGAGACAACAGACCGTTAAATGGACGGAGAGCATCACCGTTAGTCTGAGTGGTACCTAAGATGAGGTTGCGGTCGAAGATGAACTTGGCGTAACGAGCTACGAATTTAGCACGCTTGGCTGCGAAAGACTTGCCGTACTCAGTAAATGGGTCACGAGTGTCTTGTGATTTCTGGAAGACAGCGCTTTCAAGCATTTCATCGAGTGAAGAGCTGACACAGTCTTTCACACAGAGTTCGTGTAGGTCAAGCTTGTAGCGTGAGCCTTCAAGACTTGGGGTACCAACACAACAAGTGCTACCAGCATCGTCTTTACCGACTAGAGTGTCGTTAATGACAAATGGGGTTTGGAAGTAATATTTCTCACGACCAGTTTTACATGGGTCGATGAGGATTTCAGTCTCATTTGCAACACCGTTGTTAAGAAGACGGGCTACAAGTGGGTCTGAACCATCATTAGCGTGGCTAATGACAGATTTTGAGTTATCTGGCTGAATACCTTTGGTAACAGCACCGATAGCGTTAGTTGACGCTGCAAGTTGCATTGCTTCATCGGTGGTAATGGCATTCTTGCCAGAGAAGATTTCATTTGGGTTCATTTGGCTTATTGCTCCTTATTGAGTTCAGCAAATGCAGCTGTATAGGCATCTACTTCCTCAGTTTTATTTTTCTCTTCTTCAGGTGTCGTTTTGCCACCCTCATCAGCCGTTGGGGCATCAGAAGCAGCCATAGCGAGGATACTGGTTAAGCGTTCTTCGGTGGCAAATGCTTTTTCTGCCTTTAAGGTGAGTTGGGCTTTCAAATCGGCATTTTCTTCTTTCAAAGAAGCGTTTTCGGCTTTGAGGTTCTTGATTTCTGCTTCGATTGCAGAGAGTTTGTCCTCTTCCTCAGAAACAGCTTCTTCTTTTACCTCTTGTTCCGCATCTTCGGCAGGTTCGGCTGGTTCAACCTCAGTAGCTTCGACAGCTGGCGTTTCCACAGCTTCAGTCTCAGCGACCTCAGTAGTAACCTCGACATCTGGGCCTGCAGATGCGTCGACCTGTTCGAGGGAAGGGGCTTTGAGTTCTTCGTCTTTATTCATAGAAAACTCTTTTTCCTTGATTAGGTTAATATCGGTTGAACCTGCATTTTCCAGCAAACCGTCTTTGTAGGAATTTGCAGATTTAGGGGCTAAACAAACAGCGTAGCCTTCAATCTTAAGGTCGTCAATGAGAGGGACAAGGTATTTACCTTGAGACTCATCGCCAGTCACTTTTTCAGCTGTGGCGTATTCATCAGCATTAACGAACATTTCGACTGATAAGGCAGTACGGTTGTTCATTTTTAACAAATCTTTGACGGCGTATAGCTCTTGGTCGAGTTTTACATTGACATCGATTGCGTATCGACCATCTTCAAGTTCAACTAAGCGTAAATCTTTCTTAGTGAACAATCCGAGGTCAATAGACCTATTGTGGTCTTTATCAATTGTGCCGACAAAGTCATCAGTTAAGCTTTCGTACCATTTCTTCAACACTCCTTTGCGAATAACGGCATAAGCCATTGGTTCGCCAGTAAAGAAGCCGTTGTCCACCACCACACCTTCGTCGATTAAGCGACACCAGTTTTCACCTTCTGTTTTAAGAGATGATGAAAAGTTGGCACCTTCAAGACTGAATTGTCTTGGAAGTGGTTCACTAGTCCCCACTTCATAACGACATTTTTTGTCCCATTTAGACTTAATCTTCTGTCTCATGGTAGTGTTTTCTTTGGCACGAGAAGCTGTTGTCCCAGACGGAAGTGTCATTTTATTTTTCCTCCAAAATCTTAAATGGGTTGTATAACGCATAAGGCTTCGCACCAGAACAGGAAGCACATTTAGTCACGGTGTAATCTACGCCATTGGTTTCTAAGGTCTGTTTCAAATCACTTGTTAAGAGTGACTTTTGTCTGACATCACCAATCTCGCCTTTGATTAGACGAATAAGGGTGTCATCAACAGCCTCATAAACCTCACCTGGCATAAATGTCACACGAGAATTAACAACACTATTGCCATCGGCAGATGTCTTGTAAATCATGCGAGGAATTGCTCCTTCGATAAAGTCATGTAGCTTAAATAGCATATGTGTTGTATCGTCCTTCCAGTTCTTATTTAGTTGCGTTTTTGATGAGGTTGCGTAGATACTCTTGAGTTTCATTTGAGGTAGTCGCTGGGGCTTCCTCAATCATTTCATCGACGCTTTTCGCCATTTCGATGTGCTCTTCAACAGCGTTTTCGACTTCTTGAATTACCTCTTCGGTATTTTCAACAGTGTCTTCAATAGGGGTAGGGGTCTTAACTTCTTCTTCTTTAGCCATGATGATTAATTCTCCCTATTAAGCACACTTGTTAAGTTCTTCGTCAGCCTTGATTTTGTCGGTTTCAGCTGGAACTGCATCACCTGCGGTGACAGTAGCAACAAGACAAAATGTGCAAGAGTTGCCGTTGACCTTGTAGTAATTGGTCTGTTTCTTGTTGACGCTATCGGTGAAGTGGATTAAATCACCATTATCATCAAGTCGGCGCTGAACAGCGTAAGCACGAGAACCAGTAAGGGTGATATCGCCACCATCTGCTTTCAGCACTAGAGTCTTTGTATAGACTTTCTCTGCCATATTATTACCTTTCGTTGTTGTTAATATTACTAGCTAAGAGGGGTCGATACTACTAGGCACATCATAGCACAGATTATTTTGTTTTATTTTTTTCTGTACCAAAGATAATATAGTCTGACCAGTCTTTTCTGTCTGTCCAGAGCCTACCCTTTTCCCCAATTTTCCTACCAATCGCCCAAACAGCGGTAGAGAATAATGTATTCCCTTGGGCGTTGTGTTGTCTGCGAATAACATATTGGGTACGGCATTTGCCACACTCAATAATCTGGGTTTGGTCACCAGTGCCTTCGCCGACAACAGTAAAGCATGGGTTTTTGCAGATAGAGACTCGACCTTCTTTGTTCACATAAGCAGACTGACAAATCATGCGACGAGTCTTCTGCTTATATTTGCCAAAGTCCATTTCGCCGTCCACGATTTTAAGAGGATGAATATGGAACTTACCATTTTCAGTTCGTGCCAAGGCTTCATCGTCCATAGGGACATTAGGGGCGGAAGTCATTATTTGTCCTTCTTTGGTTCTTCTTGTGCCTCTTCTGGTTCGTCAGTCAAGCCTTCACCACTATTCTTTTCCTTGCTGGTCAAGACCTTTTCTAGGCTATCGCCATCGATATTGGTGTCTTTTACAGTATCATTTTCAATTAAATGAATAAGATGAAGAGCAGATGCACCATCGAGAGACGAGGTCATGGTTGAATAAGCGAACTTATCTTCGACTAACTCAGCACGCACGAATTGCCAATCGTGAAGTGAGGTATTGTAGTGAAAACGATAAACCTTCACCTGTGGGGTCAAAGTAGTGTTTTCAAAAGCTTGGATTACAGCACCACCAAATGCGAATAGAATATCAGTTCCTGGGCGAAGACCAAGCGTCCCAGCTGGGACAGTCTGTTTTGCATAACGGTTAGCAGTTAAGCGACGAGGGTCGATGACCTTTGGTTGGGTACGAGCAATGCTCTTGAGCGTACCGTTTGGGTTAAACTCAATCGCACCTTCACCGATTTGTTCTTCCATGTAGCCATCACGGCCTACTTCGTTAAGCTTAGACATAGCTTCTTGTCTAGCACGGATTTTATTATAATTCTCTGGGTCGTAAACATTTACAGTTCCAGAGATTGGTTCTGCTTTATCAGCATCACTTAATATTTTTTGTAGTACTTCTGGGCGGATTGCCATACAGATATATTTCCTTGTTTAGATGTCGTATACCGCTATCATACCATAAAAGGTTTATCTTTTAATCAGTTTTGTAAAAGACCTGTCAAGTCGGTCTGTAAATTGACCTGGGCCAGTAGAACTCGCCACATCTGTGATTAGTTTTTTCTCTCCATTAGGGTAAACTATCACACCGATAATCGGGCGAGGCAGTTGAATTGTGCTTTCTAACGATTGGAACACTCCATCACGAGTACTAACTGAAACATAATATGATAAGACAGCATTTGGACGATAATTCGACAGACTATCTTCTGCATTAGCTTCAATAGCAGCTGAGTCTGTTAGTAAGCGTATTTCTTTACCGTCAAGGCGTAATGTCGCATTTTTAATGATTGAATTAGATGCGTAAACAGATGAGAGTTTTAAGTGGAATTTAATTTTATTTCTTCTAAGCTCATCAAAGCTATAAGTGAACTCTTCAATTATCGGTGGCCTATCACTTGTGATGTATCTATAAGTAGATGTTGCAGAGAATTGCTCTTTTGAGTTCTTTGTCCTAGACTCAACAAAAATGGTTGAACCAAACGGCAAATCAGGAATAGTAAAACTCTGTGATTGTAGGTTAGGGGTTAAATTTCCCCACTCAGACCAATGTGACCCATAATCAGAAGAATATCGATATTGTGGGGTCAATTCTAACGCTTCGCCACCTAGCGACAAAATCGTAGCAGTTAAGGTCGTTGTCACCTTATTATTCACTAGTTCATTATTGGTGAATTTGACTTCCGTCGTTTCTGGAAGAGTGATAACCTCTTGATACCCAGCAGAGTTTGACCAATCATCGCCACTTTGAGCGTTGAACTTAGTAGCCGGGCTATAGACATAAACACCTAGATAATACTTCGTATTTGATGTGATTGTAAAATCTGGATTACCAATTTTTCCAGAATTAAAATTACTGAGCGTTAAAGCGGTAGCCTTATTTGGCACATTGACCTTCGTAGAAACAATGATACGAGGGTTAGCCCCATATAACCCAGTATTCTTCTTCGTCACCCCCATTTCAAGCGTAGTGAAATCTTCAGCAGGTAAGCCTAAGTCTGCGATTTCAACAGTACCCTTAATAGTGTCTTTTGCGACGACGACATCTTTAACCTTTGCACCAGACAATGGTTTATAAACAACAAAGTTAGTGGTTTTGATTTCTGACTCTTGGTTTTGATAAATTTGTCTAGCTCTGAATTCAACTTGTTTACCAGTTGGGAACCTCACCTCAAATTGTTGTTTTTCCCATGGTTTTTTGGCGGTAGGAAGTGCAGTCCACTCAGTAGGGGTGCCGTCTTTCACCGTATATGAATATTCAGTCGTGACATTTGTGTCGTAGTTTTTAGTTTTGCCCCCACCAGTAATCGCAATCGTGACAGCAGTCTCAGTCAAAGACACTCTTGATTGTTTTATAACTTCGATAGTATCAATCGGTGCAGGTGGGGTATGGAAAATCTCACTAGAAACATAACTAGCGTTCCCAGTATGTGCATTATCTGTGTAGCAAGCTAGCTTAAAATCTAGACAACCCTTTATTTCAATCTGACCACCTCGTCTAACCAGTGAGTATGAGTTAACAGGAAAAGTAAAGGTCGTCGACAAATCTCGGGTGACGGTCTTTAGCCCCATACCAGTGCGAGAAGTATCGCCAAGGTTCTGTAATGTTGAATTCTTATCAGCAATAAAGCCTTCATGCCATGGGGTACCAGCACCTGTTTGCCCCCAGCTAGAGACAGAGGTTCTCATCACCACCTCGTTCCACTTGGTAGAAATAAGAGCCGCATACGGATTTTGAGGGGTAGTAGGGCCTGTGTTAATTGTTACAGTTCTAGACCACGAGCCTTCAAAGTCATTACGATACCCTCGCCCAGCAGTAAATGTGACAGTTCTTTCCCCATTTGCACAGGCCTTATAAAAATTTGTTGTATAAACATCACCGACTTGTATTCCACTTCTAACCCAGTTCTGGAAGGCTGTATCTTGGAAGACCTGACCATCGATAGTCATTGTTGGGACAGGGAAATTTTGGTCAGAATACGAAAATGAGCCACCAGACCTATGGCGGTAGTGCATCTGAGCAGTGATGCCAGAGCCATTGACATTAACGATTAGTTCACAGATAAATTGTCCGTTTGCCATGTTTTATATCTCCTCCGTAATAAAGTAGATTGTCTTTGAGGTAGGGTCGGCAGCCCGTGGGGCTGGTTGGGTGACTGAACCATCAATATTGCGATTAAGTATTTCGTACTTTATCTTCCTTTTATTATCTAATCTCGATACGAAATTGGATTTTAGATATTCAGACAAGTCATCATATGCCTCTGAGACAGAAGCATCTAATTGGTTCCATGTATTACCATACCAGTACCAGCCAGAGCCAGCAGACACTTTGACAACATTAGCACCGGCGTTAAAAGACTGATAGTTCGTAGCGTTATTAACATGAACCATATCAAAATCATGCAAGTCTTGAGCTTTGCCCTTCACCCAGTTCTTGCCATCGTAAGTGTATTCAACAGTTTTAGCAAGTGCTGTGTCGCCCTTAATCGGTGTTACCTCACTACTTACTAAATGGTCGATAGAGTAGACTAGGTAATCGTAGGTTTTGAAATATTTGTAAAGTGGCTGGATTGCTTCTTGCAATTTATCATAAATCGCACCACCAGTTACGAGAGGGTTGGTAGCCTTATCGTTGAAGTTCTTTGCAGGCGTAATCCATTTTCCACCGATAAAGACCTTTCCAGCCCCACCTTGTTTATAGATGTTAAAGTCATCGTTAAGACCGCTACAAATTAAACAGTTAATCGCAGTATAGAAGCGATAGATGCGAGAGAGCATTGAGAAGAGGGTAGGGTCTTCTGGGTCACCATCACAAGCTAATTTATGTTCATCATTAGTGTAGATTTCTCTTTCATCTTCCTTAATAGCGTTCCACTCTTCACAGATGAGTTCAGCAAGATTAGATAGACTCTGGCATAACACATTGTTAATCAAAAGAGGGCCATTATATGGTGTATCATCTGGTGTTTTGATAGACACCGTGAGACAGGTTTCACCAGTTTCGCCTCTTAGTCCATCACCGACAGAATAAGCTCTTACGCAGATATATGAACCGTAAGCAACACAAGACAGTCTTGCGATAAGCTCTGTGATGTTTACAAACTCGCTCCACTCGCTATTATTCACATGATATGAATAGCGATGTTTGACGGTATTGAAACGGTTCCCATCTGGCTGAGTAAATGGGAAATTCACATTTATACAAGTCCCTGTATCTGTTTGGGTCGGGGTAGAGAAGATAGGGGCGTTAATCGGGGTTGGGGTGAAAAAGGTAATCTGTTTGTTAATCGGTGAACACACG